TATTTTTTCTATCTCAGATTGAGAATATGATCGTTGATTTGTAGCCGCTCTAAACCTAGCTGAGTTTATTACATCGGTGATATTATCAATTTTCTTTGGCATATTATGCGCTCCTATTATGAGTTATTTATTCACAATAGAAGCCGTGTTATGATTCACAACGAAATAACCTTATCACCGATAGAAAGTTCGGTAGGTTTCTTGCTTACAAGCTGTCCATCTTTGGTAAGTATCATGATCGAATGATCGGCAGTAACAATCACGCTTTTGCCATCTGTTGTACTAACTTGGTATTTCTTTTTGGATACCTTATGTCGATAAACGTAATTATAATTTTTCCAATCAGCTGTTTTCAAAGAATGATCATATCCAATTAATTTGATTTGATCATTAACAGAATATTCCTTGTCTCTCTCGCTCCAGAATAAATTACCATTTAAGAATAGATCTTCTATTGTTTTTTTGCCAACTGAAGTGTTGATAATTGATGAAGAATCAACAGAATCGGTGTCGCCGTAAATGCAGCTAATACCAAGATGATTATAATCGCCAGCAATTATTTCATTAATTTTACTCTGCATGTGCTTCACAATACAACGACCACTTAAGGTTGTGCTTTGTGCTACACGAGGATCATAAAATCGACTTCCTGGATTTCCAATAGCTCCATATAAACTGTTGAGCAAAATTTTCTTGATCAATTGACGCTGGTCATAAAAGTCTGCCAGCTTTTTTAATTCTTTCTTTTTATCTGGATCAGTTTCTTCGTCTGCTTTTTTAGCATGCTCGCGCATCAATGCTTGTAGTTCTTTACGTTCAGCATACCATCGAGCCAACAATCCGGGAATAATGCCTGATTTTTCCCAGCTGAAAATTGTACCATTAGCTGATATCATTAACTTTTTGCCACTGTTAAACACAAGATCATACAATTCGCTAGCAGATACCGTTGATGTTGACCCATCTTCAAAATCTACTGTGACCGGTGTTAGATCTTGATTTATTACCCAATTATATTCAAGTGTACCAAACATCCCGTTCCAAGCATCTGCAAAGCTTTTCTTTTCATCTTTCATCCGCTTGTATATCAATTTGTCAGTAGCTTCTGGTCTAATAATATGACCTATTACAGTTTCTGGACTCATATTCAATGCTCTAATAGCAGAAGGATATAGACTGTTGATGTCAACACCACCGATCCAATCATGCATTCCTTCTTTTGGATCTGCAACATACGCACCTACCACACCTGATATATTAACATCATCTTCATCATCATCAGATGCCTCACTTCTGCGATTGTCGTGTTTGCGATTTGGAACAACGAATCCTAAATCCCAAGACTCGTTAACAATAGCTTGGTCAATTAGTCCAACGGCACCCATTGTAGTTGCTAACAATACGCAATTTTCATGTGCAAGATTATTACTAAGTTCGATAAATTTATTCTTTGCATCAATTTTAACCAGCAGCATTACGTCTTGGCGATTGTATTCAATGAATCTTTCAAAATCATTATTGTATAGACTATCTAAACTGCCTTCATAGTGAGTTTTTTTATCACCTACTTCATATTCGCCCACAAAGTCTAAACGATAACTATGCATTTCGTGATAGGTATTTTTACGATATAATTGAAGATAATCCATATGAACGCGCCCAACAAGATCATACGTAGTGGTTAGTCGACCATATGCTTCATATTCTCTCTTTTTTGGAAATTTACCCCAAAGACAAAGTTTACGTGTTTCTTCTTTACCCAAAATCTGTACAATTCTATTGTGAATATAAGGTATATCAAACCCTTCGCTATTCCAGCCACTTAGAATGTCAACGTCGTCTATAAGACCGAGAAAAAGTTCTAACAGCTCTTTTTCACTGTCACATAAAATAGTATCTTCAAACTTGCTCACAATATCCTCAGCTACATCTTTAGACATAGCTTTTGGTTTAATTACCATAGTAAAATTTCTATCTAACCAATTGAGATATACTGAGATAGCTGTTATCTGCGAAAATGCGTCGTCCGGGCTAGAAAAACCTCGAAGTGGATCAAAATCCACTTCAATATCAAAAAATGCTACATGTAATTCAGGATTTGGAACATTTTTATAATTGTCGTACAAACATCGAAATATTGGATTTATATCACTTTCGTGCAAGCTGGTTTTTGGCAGCATGCTGATTTCTCTAGTGAATTCTTTTAGCTTAGTTGAATGAAACTTTTCACACAATTGACCATATATATTTGGTACCTTACCTCTAGCACCAGGCCAATATACTGAATATTTTGTTGTATGTTGATTATAAATTCTTTTACCAACTTTATTACGTTCAACAACAAGTATTTGATTTTTTTCGCGTTCTAAAAATGCATCTATATACATCAGTTACTTTTCTCCGTCATCTAATATTATACGACAATTTTATTGAAATTCTATTTCCTATTCAACACCAACTTACTGATATTGATGCATTAAAAGTTTATAATATCATACAATCATAGTTGTTATGTTACTTTTAACAGGGAATAGTGTTAAAAGAAAATCAATACTCAAAAGATTACACCGCAGCAGTTGTGCAAAACTATGTCTAAAATGATGATATTTTAATAAACTATGTTAGCTCTGGTCAATGCTGTATACATAGCACTGTTATACCATTTAAATCCATCAAGTATAATATCATTAATAGATCTCAAAGGGTGCCATCCTAGTAATTTCAAAGCTTTGTCATTGTTAGAGAATCGCATAGCCGAATCACCATCTCTTCTAGGCCCATAGCGATATGGCAATTCTTTTCCAAGTAACATTTCAGTAGTATCAATAACCGTTTGTACACTATATCCTTGTCCGCCGCCAAGATTCATTATATGAGACCCCGGATTATTTGGTAACCAATTTATTGCTTTAATAATAGCATCAGCTATGTCTAGTACATGTGTATAATCCCGTATAGCAGTCTTATCGAACGTTGGCCAGTCTCTGCCATACACAGTAAAATCATTGCTGTGAACTGCTGATTCCATAATTTTAGCTAAAAGATGTGAGCTACCATTTAATTCGCCCAAATCATATTTGTTATGAGCACCTGCTACGTTAAAAAATCGAAAACTTACACTGCGTATACCGTACGCGCCAAACCAATCCTTCAACATCATTTCACCTACCATCTTAGTAGATGCATAAGGGCTGTAAGGTGAAAGCGGGCTTGATTCGTCTACAGCTACATTTTGATCAGCATAAACAGAACTTGAGCTAGCAAAAATTATATTCTTGATAGAATTTTTAGCACAACATTCTAATAGTTCAGATGTTTTAACCACATTATTTTGCCATGTTGCATAAGGGTTCAACATACTCGGCCCAACTGTACTATCAGCTGCTAGATGTACTATCACTTCTGGACGATATTGTTGAATAGCGTCTTGTACAGTTTGACTGGCAAAATCTTCATCAATAAGTACGTCGCAATACCGTTGGGTATGAGGTAACTGTTTAGCTCGTTTGTCAATCAACATAACTGAATAATCAGTTGTATCTTTAATCTGAGCAGCAACATGACTACCTATATAGCCGTTGCCCCCAGTTATGAATATCCATTTTGTCATATTTAATTATGCGCGACCAGCAGCCATCAATACCTGTTCAACTTCGTCAAGTTCTTCACGGCTTTCAGTTAACTTGTCTTTATTTTGACTATTCTTAAATGCTATAGTAATGGCTTTGTTTAGCACTGTCTTTTTGATATCTAGCTCTTCGGCAATATTTTCAATTGTTTCCTTAAGACCGTCTTTCATAGCTGCAATATCAACCATTGCTTGAACACCCTCGTTGATAAGACTCTGTAAGCGTGCCTTATCTCCAGAAGATAGTGAACCTATTGACATGATATACTCCTTTTGTAAAGTAACACTAGCATGCTAGCTTGCAGACATGATGTCAATTAACTAACAACAGCCGCAGAACCTTGCACTTCTATACCATTATTCCACGGAATCCACAATGTGAGATTATCAGTATACCACATGGTATACTGTGTAAGAGTGCTACGAGCAAACGCTATCCATCTATATCCAGAGTTATAAGCAACTACCAATATATTATTAAACACATATCCTGGTTGGTTAAATTTTGTAAAATTAAGACCGTTGGTGGAAATATATAAATTGTTTACACCGTTTAGTATCATTTCTCCAACATCGTTTTTTACTATACTTGTAATTTTATCTCCAAAATTAACACCACCTATCTCGGCCCATTCTGACGATCTAAGTGTTGATGAAATGAAAACAGTCCCGTTACATCCCCAATACCAATTGTATATTCCATTAGATTGATAGAGGTTAACACTATAGATTATACCAACTCCGGTCGGAATGACAGCATTTACCCAAGAATATCCGTAGTCAAGGCTATACCAAATATCGCCGCCATTTGTACCGTTATTACCAACTGCAACCCAAACATTTGCACGAGTAACTCCTGCAATTGGTGCATTTTTAAAATACGCTATTTGATAGAATATTGTATTTGAATTGGGATGTGTCCACGCTAATTGCCACCCAGAGGATGCTGACGTAGATAGATATATCTGTGCTACTTCAGAAAATGGTGGATAAGGACCGTAACCATTAATATAATTGTAACTGCCAACAGCTAGCCACCTATCAGCACCTGTTGCGTCTTTTGCTTGTGCTAAATTAGTTGTACCAAATCCATCGTTGATAACAACTTGCACAAAATTGGCCATATTTGAAGTTACGGCTAGATATCCGCGTTCATTAGCTATAGCTGTGGTAACACCGTCGGTGGCCAAACTTGTACAAAAGTCATTTTTGGCAAAAGGTGAAGTAATTGACGTCCAGGTAATCCCACCGTCATTGCTTGTACTAGCTGCTGGCCAGCTGCCAAATGGTTGGTTAAGAACTCCAGCTACAAGAATGGTGGTTTGCATTTTTCATCCTAAATCAATACAGCAGTATTTACCAGAACGGAGATTGCCTAATTAGATTCTAATAAAGACGTTTGTATGTCATATATGAAATCGCTACAAAATGCATATATATTCAATTGCTTACAACGTAATATAGCATCTGTCCATTCAGGCATCACGCAAACACTCAACTGTGTTAATTCTTGACCAGGATAAGTCCATAGGTATCCTGTATTGGTTAATACGACCGGATCGTTTTCATGAAAAAATATGTGACTCTGCCACCGCTGTTTTTGTAATTGATACAAAGTTTGAATGGTTTTTGCATGTATCCACAAATGATGGGTATCAAGATAATCTCGTCTATCTATCATTCGCAGCCAATCAAAATCTATTTTGTATTGAGGTTTATCGTGTCCCAACCACCAATAACCATCTTGGAACCATAAATCAATTTCAACATCATACCCTAGCTGCCTAGCTGATAGAACCGCTGACAGCGTGTTTTCTTTATCTTTATTTGGACCATTTAATAGTCCTCTATGTGCAATCAATAATGGCATGGAATTCCTCAGATTATGATTAAACATAACGGATTATGTTGTAATTACACAATAATTGGCTGACCAATTTTTCCTGATGCTACGGGATATGCTTTGAATACAATATTTGGAAATTCTTCTTTAAGTGACAGAAAAGCTTTGAGATTTTCTATGTGGTCATCAAATAATCGAGTTTCCGTAAACTCACCATTGTTTAAAAGTTTACGTATTATGGTTTTTTTCTTTTCTGGTCCGGTGCCTTTATCTAAATTTCCTGCTCTAAATACATGCACTTTGCTCATATCTAGACCATGATCTTGAAATGTTTGTAGAAATTCGTCCTTATCATCCATATCACTGCGCGCAGTAACAATTACCACACGAGAGCCAGGACGTTTACCTAAATTGCTGAGTGTAGATTGTGCAGTTCTCCATAAATTTTCAATTGGTTGACTAGTGGCACGGAATAACTTAGCGTCGTTGAATTGACCAAAATCAAATTCTTCACCAGGTTTTAACTTATATTCATTAAACTCTGACGCTGATAGTTCTGTTGATGTCCCATTGGGTTTTTTAACATGAACTGTAGCAGAAGTGCGCATCAATGTATCGTCTATATCAAAACATGTTAGCGCAGCACCGTCGTCGTCTTCTTCTCTTACTTGGCGGCGACCACTACAGTGTAGACTTTGATACCATTTGGCACGTTTTTTGTAAAAATTGCCAGCATCTGGATCACGTAATACACTCCCTGCTTTTCTGCACGATATATCACCGCCATATTTGCGTTTAATATAATTTTTCAGTCTACCGGAACTTTGACCCGGGTATGGAGCATGTGACGGTTGGTCGTCCTTCTCTTCGTCGACTTTTGCCAGCTGTTCATAATAATCTAAACGTTCACCTAAATGATCTAATGCTATTTCTCTAGCAACTTTTGGATCACTAGTATGTTCCATTTCTACCGATACACCTCGATCTAATTGACGTATAACTTCGTCAACGTCTACATTGTACTTGTTGGCTAGAGCCTGCGGAGTTGATGTAGGTTTATCAAGAGGATGTTGATCTAAAAAATCAAATAATTTCATAGCATTTTAACCTTTTTTGGTGTATGATATTTATGTAGCATTGCATCTTTTGTAATGCTATATTATAAATACCATCTAACCCTTATTTTTAAAGGAGACTACATGAGATGAGCAACTATTGGGGATACCATTTAGCATTGGATGCTGCCGGAGCTGATTTGAAGGCCATAAGCAGCGGAGAAAATATTACAGAATTTGCTAAAAATCTAGTTAAACGCATCGATATGGTTGCATTTGGAGAACCACAAGTAGTTAGATTTGGTACAGGTAACAAGGCTGGTTACACGTTGGTACAGCTCATCGAAACTTCAAATATTTGTTGTCATTTTGTTGAAGACGATGGCAACGGCAACACCAGCTTCTATCTGGATGTTTTTTCTTGTCGGGAATTTAATAATGATGACGTAATTCAGTGTTGTGCCGACTACTTTGGAAGCACCAAGAACCGAATTCATTATTTTGTGCGGCAGGCATAAACTTCAAAATACGTGGCAATAATGCTAGCAGCTTGCTGAGCATTATTGCCATACAAATCTTCTAAAACTGCTTGCTTTAATTTATCATCAACTAACATAGCTCGAATATCAGTAGCACTTGTAATCAAACTACCTGCAATTTTAAAAGGTACAACCGGCATTATTGCTACATATGCATGTCCAGTATTTGTATCAAATGTTTTCATTGGTAGATTGGTTTCATATCGTTGTAGATATGTAGGCGAGCCGTCTTTTTTCAATCCAAATTTAAGTCTATCAGCATCTTTTTCACTTACAGCAAAAATAACTGTATCCGTTTGGCTATTGTAATTAGCAAGTATTTCACTAGCAATATATGGATTTTTCACTTCCATAATTCTATTTCCTGGTATACCCATTAATTCTGCAAGATACTTACGTTCGGCAAAATTAAAAGGGCTATCAGTAGCTACTTTACCAGTAGTTGCTATCCAAACATCTGCATCAGAAAACTGTTCTTGCAATGCTGCATACATAGCTGCATGCCCTCGATGGAATGGTTGAAATCTTCCGCTAAAAATAACAACCATTTTACCATTGTTCGACATTACCAATGCTCCTCAAATGCAGTATAAATCTTGCCAATCGCTAGGGTCTTTTCTTCGCCTTTTTTTGTGCCAACTTCTCCCGACTTCACACTTACCATGCTTGTAAACACTCCGGTAATTCGTTTATAGCTACGAGGATTATGCAACATTATTTTGGTATTTTCTAGCAGATTATCAAAGTTTTGCGTGAGATCATACTGATATAGAAGCTGTTCTAAATGTTGCATGTTGCGCGATGTCCACAGGATACTTCTGCTATCCTGTTGAAATGTACCTGCAATATAGGTTACCTTTCGTAGTTGTAGTTCGCTACTGCTGAGATTGAACTCATATTCTTGATAGAACTTATTTCCTTCTGGATCTAATGCATCGATATCAATTCCTAACTTGTCAAATAGTAGGTTAGGTTCAGTTTCAACTGCGGCAATTTTTACTAATCCTAGAATTAGACCTTGTTTAGTTGCTGGAAAATCTAGAAACTTTCTTTTAAAATCAGCTTCAGTTGTATCCAGTGCAATGATGTTGTCAATCTGCACACTGTATCCAAGATCAGTGTCAAAATATCGTACTGTTACAATTTCGCCTGAATTATAACTGCGCCTGCCTGCATATTTTACAGAGCTAAACGGTACAATAATTGATTCAGGTTGTTGCAGAAAGAATTGCTGTAAGTCTTTCTTCAACTTTGATTTTAACTTGGTTGTATTGATATGTGTTACAAGATCTATATCACCAAAATCTTGCTTGTTTATGTTCGAATTGTAGCTGCCAGATATTGCTATACTGCAAAATCCGGGATACTGTCCTATCAGTGCTTTATAACTGTTAACAAAATGTTGAAAGTCATTTCTCGACCTAACTCGTTCTGCACCTGTAACCCCAGACATTATACAAATTCCCTTAATTTTGACGTATCAGGTAGAAACTTACCTGTAAGACCAAGTGTGTGTTGACGAGCTATCCACAAATTTTGCAAATCATCAGGGATGTCTGCACGAGTAGAATCTAATATTTTAAAATAAACATCAAGCAATAGGTTGTAGTCATCAAACTTCATTCCTTCTTTTAGGACCGCATGCAGTTTATAATAGTTTTCAGCATCCTGTTGCATAACTTTTAGCCCCAATCGATTACCAAGGAGCGCAAGTGCATCATCAGGATCAGTAGATACAACAAGTCCAGTGTCTTTATCTTTAACCCCGTTAATATGATTAAATGATAAATTTGCCACTTGAAATGCTGCAAGCATTAACTGTGTACGGTGTAATCCTTTTACGTTAGATCCCACTGGTAATGCTGCAGAATAATAAGAAAATTTCAACCATTTGATATCACCCACCATCCAGTCAATTTGTACACCAATGTCTAACTGCTGCCAATTTGTATCGATCTGAGGATATAACCCAAATAAATTCCCGTCTGTTACCTTCTTTTCATCACAATGGAGATTACTACCATGTGTGTTAATGTAGACTGCTAATATTTTCAAGAATGCTTTTATACGGAGCTGATGTGCTGTGGCGGTTCTTGCACGCTTTGCCAAAGTTGAAAATTCTTTTTCAACTTCGACTATATCAAGCCCCCAGTTACTAATCGAATCAGCACTGCTAGAATCATCTAACAGATCTGTTATTGAGACTGCTAGATCAATGTCACCAGAATATAGTTTTTTACGAACAGATCCGACTGGTACAAAATGTGCTTCGTTAAAAATAGAAGATTTTTTTGGAAAAATTACTTTTAGTTCATCAAAATACGCAGCCAGTGTAGTGTCAATGTATTCTAATTTAATATTAGAAGTTTTACCCTCAAATACGTTACCGCCCATAATAACAGCATCCTTTATGCCTATGCTGTACAACATATAGCATACACAACACGTTGGGTCAAGTAAATTTATTTGTAGTCAATAAATTTTCGTACTGTGCTGGTTGCGTTAACCCAGTCTGGTTCCTTGCTTTTTGTAGCTACCATCACCTTATGTTTAACACCCATGATTTTATCAGTTTCATCAACAATTTTCATTTCTTCTGGAGCATAACAAACTATGGTAATAGACTGGTTTAATGCGCTTTCTTGGTCGATAACAACCTCACCTTTTGATACTGCTTCTGCTGCTGCTATATTCAAAAGATATCTATATTGATCGTAACCATTGCTGTTAGGTAAGCTAGGTATAGTAACTGTAGGGGAGAGTGTATCCCTAATATTTGGACGCAATGCTGGTGTTGTGTATTCTTCAAATAGATCTATGAGGCGCATTTATTCATAATCCTTAAACGCTCTAACTGGACTTATTTTGTGAACTGATTCCATCTCTCCACTAGGTGCAACCGTAAGATGCTCATGACTTCGTTTCATTTTTTTCAACATTTTAACCACTTGATCGTGTTCTAATTGTGTATACGGAACAACAATTGGTTTATCTTGTAAAACACTATTGAGGGGAATATCTGGGCTATCTGGTACGCCCGCTAGAGCTGTTAACAATCGATAAAACTCATAATCAGATGGTATATCGGGTGTTAAGCTACCATTTGGTAATGCTTCTCTAGAACTATCTGGTAATTCTGCACCTTTTTGTTTTGTTTCAAACAGTTCTCGAGCTCTCATAATATCACCCTTAATTATCCTAATGTAATATTTATGCAGACCTAAAGTATAGAATGTATGTATTATTGATTTATAAGGACTATAGCACGATCAATAATATCTTCTACAAGTTGCGCATTGTAACCTTCTGCTTTTAATCGTTTTGAAATTGCTACCCAAGCTTTGTCACCAAGACCAATTTTCATTGTTTCATACATTTCTATAATACATAAATCTTTAATTGATTCGTCTATAGGTGCATTAATATCAGTATTATGAATATTTCTGTCATGTATATCTGGTGCTTGTTTGGCCCATTGTAACGGAGTTAGGCCTGCTTTACTGCTTTTCCACGTTTGCAACAAGCTATTCATATCTGTACGGCCCGTTTTAGCCAATACCTCATGCATAATTTTTTCTACAACAGCATCTGTAATAGGCTTACCAGTTCGACCATATTTTACAAGTTCGTTGCGCAATACACCTACTGCTTTTAATGCATCATGTTTAACCTGCTGCTCAACAATTGATTGTTTTTTGATCCAATTATCTGGTGTAGTACCGTGGGCAGACATAAATGTGTCATGCAACATTTTTGGAGAAATATGATCATCTGCACAAATTTGTTTCATAATAGAATCTATAGCATCATAGTCTACTGATCTATCGTGTTTAACTGCACTAATTAACTGATGTTCTAATTTTTTAATGCTCTGTTGGGCACTGTCATTTTCAGATATGCCTATTTTTTCAAATTCACTAAGTGCTGCAACTATAGTATTGACTGTATTAGCAACTTGTTTAACATGATACGACGCTGCTTTATAATTAACATGTGTACTTGTTAGGTCGTCAGCCAATTGGGCGGACTCTCTAGCTGCTTTACGACGTAACCCTGACATTGTATACCTACCAGCGCCACCTAGTATTTTGATCTCACTTTTATTCATTGGATCTTGTTGATTTAAATGATGCACCACGCTTTCAGCAACATTATCTTTTTCAAGCATGTTGTCTTGCATTGGGACATATGTGCTAAAAAGTGATCGTAAATCATCTATTTTATCTTTGAGATTTTGACTGTTTGGTATACGATCGCAAAGATTAATTATTGCGTTGAGATGTTGAGAAATCTCAGGTCCAACATGCGTAACAGCATCCATATCAACCCCAGGTCGCTGTGCAATTATAGTTATTAGTGGATTTGTAAGTTGGCCAAGGTTCATGCTAGTCTCCAATATGTACCTTGGTATTTACCCAAAACACGTAGAAAACCCAGCAAAGAAGAACTTTCTGCTATTGCAATCAAAAGAAATTTAAACATGACAGCAGAGTCAAGATTAAAAAGAACTATGAATGGAGTTGCTACAAAAAAATCAAATATGCTGGATTACGTCGTGAGATGTATATAGACGACGACGGTAAAAGGCGATTTAAGTGGGTACCTCAAGCTGATTGAAGAGTTGTTGACTTGCCAAATTTTTTGATTTACTTTCTGCCATCATATCGCCCCATTCTAAATGACTAAGGGCCCATGTGTTTATAATTTGATGATTATACATATTACTATGTGCCCTCAAATCCGTTTTTGAATATTTTTTCAATAGCATCTCTATATCAGGTATTGACGTCATGTAATGCTGTAAGATTTCTATTTTTGATTGACTATAATGAAATGCTGGCCGTTGTCCGCACCAACTATCTATTACTGTATGTATTCTATCGTCTAATGGAGACAAATATTTTCCAGTTTTAATCCAATTATGATGCAAATCAATAACCAACCCAGCTTTATCGCCAACAAGTAGAATATCGTCTAAACCTGCTTGGTATTCATCATTTTCAATTGTTAATGTATATCGAAGTTCTGTGCTCATCTTGTTCCATGCCGCGTTAAATCCATCAACACCAAGTTTACCGCTTAGATGGACATTAATTTTAAAATCTAATTTTGATTTACAAAACCCCATCCAAGATGCCATTGTTGCATGATATTCAAGCTCTTCTATACTTCTGATGACTACATCTGATTTATCAGAAACTATACAACAAAATTGGCCCGGGTGGAAGCTCAAACGGATGTCATGTGTGCGTGCAAAATCGCCAATTACAGCAAATTCTTTTTGGCAATACGCTTTTACATCCGGTTGTTGCCAAAAATATCCCCAAGTTTTTTCAGTATACATTGGCAGCAAATCGCTAGACAACCGCATCATGCGCAGCCTTGGATCCATTTTTGCAACTATTGCTAATACATTGCGTACGCTGGTGAGATTATGTTGCACCACCTGCCATAGTTTGTCTTCTGCTACAGTTCTAGTTTGACGATTCAGCCAAGCAACCGTAGTACTACCGGTGTTAAGCGTACGCTCGGCTTCTAAAATTGCTTTAGATTTCTTAACATCAGCATCAAGCATATATTTGCAAGCAAATCCAATACGCTGTGTCATTATGTTGCTTCCATTATGTACGGTTTCCATGCGTTATCAAACAATGTATAGTCATATTCAAGCTCAAACCAAAATTGCCACACCAATCGATAGCCGCTATTAGTATATACTTTGTCAACAGCAATGTCACCTCGACACTGTTGTTCACAAAACCGTCGCATTTTTATGCTATTATAACCATTTTGTATGGCATAACCGCTAACAGTAAGATTATACGGAAATAATTCATTAGGCCACGGAGAGTAGCGACGGTCATATCTAACAAGATCTACGGGAATTAACCAGTGATCATTGTCAAGCATTTCATCTAATAAAATAAATCTTCCCACGAACTATACTAGCATGCTTTTATAACCATGTCAAGGTAAACAATGTTCTGTCTTGTTTTTTATAAAACCAAAATAGATATTGTGACAAGTCTAGATGATTGACAAAATCCTGCCAATCTCCGTCAAAATAGTCCAATTGTCCATCCATTGCTTCGAATAAGATATCACCGTCACGTCTTTCGCTTATATTATTAATGCACCATTGTGTCATACGATAGAGATCAACCCGTTGTTCAGGTTGTATAGCTACGCAGTGATCATACACATATTGAATTATATCAGGCCGCTGGTAATTGTTCAGTTTTTCAACATTACAAATCATAATAGTGGTTCAATCTTTTGACGTTTGTTAATGCGGTATCGTCGATAATGCCACCAATAGCAGCAATTTCGGAAAACACGAACTAAAAATTTGAATAGATTCCAAACTACACCAAACAATATGCCAGCAACAGGTAACATTAAAATCAAACCAATAAAAAAATAATCTGTCATATTAGACATCATCGTATTCCCAGGATAACGTTGCCCAGGTCCTATCAAAATTACATGTTACAACGTGTTCAGCTTTTTTATAAGCCAAATCTGTGAGAAAACATAGATTAATATTTGTCTTTTGTAATTTTCGGCGAATAGGTCTATTTTTTCTAGCCATCACCGCATTCCAAATTTCTTGGTTACTCAGTGTATCAATAGACGAAATACGTTTTGGGCCCCAAAAATTAGCACTTATTAGGTCCTGCAATGTATCCGTTGTCATTAAATCTTCTCACCTGGCTCCCAACCTCGAAACTGCATAAATACTGGAAACCGCAAGCTGTATGTACTATCTTGATTTTGCGTTACACCATCACTTTTGATCTCAACAATTCTACCTTTTACCGTATCTCTATTGGTCCAAATTTGATCACGCAATTCTTCACTAAAACCACTGCCAACCGTTACCTGAATTAACTTGCCTTGGTCTGTACCCTGACAAACCAATCCGCCAAGTGTATTTGCAAATCGACTTTCAGTTTTACCAGGTTCAAACGCTATGACTTCTAGATCTACAGTGATAAAAGGTTTAATCTTAAGCCAAGCATCTGTGCGTTTTGTTTTATAAGTTGACTCTGGATCCTTAATCATAATACCTTCATAGCCAGCAGCCACAGTATCTCGATTAAATTCTCCAAATGTTTTTTGTCCCTCGGTCGTGTCTAAGTTGACCCATAGTTTAGGTACAACATAAACAGTTCCGTTAGATATTTGACTAAGCAATGGCTGAAATTCAACCAAAGCACTGTGTCGTTGTGTTTGAGTAAGCGTACATTCGCCTTGCAGAAAATCTTCCAATGGCAAACAATCAAACAGTGCTAGTTTCGCATCAGTTGTATCAACGTCATCCTTGCGATTAAGCTGTTTCATCAATGCTTGGAAGTTACGGCTTACCATTTCCCCGTCAAACACCATACTGGTTTTAATTATTGGTAATAGTTTAGCAAGATTGGCAGCAATTTGCGGAAAATTTTCATTAAGGCGGCCGTCTCGGCTATATTGAGTAACTGTATTCTTTGTTTTATCAAGAATACTTATAATTCGACAATTATGAACTAGAACATTATTAGCAAAAAAATTACTAACATTTTCAACTTCTAAATCATAACGATCAAACTGCTCAGTAATTTCTTCGATCGCCTTAATTGTAACAAACGTCATAATATTTTCCTCAATACGAGTTGGTTAGGTTGACGGTATTGTGTATTAATTCTTTAACTTTGTCAAAGCTTTTTTTAATGTCAATTTCCCATATCGTGATAACTGTCACATTAAAGGATTCTATATGCTCCTGTCGCAACTTATCATTTTCCCAAATTTCTTGGGCAGTAGTAGGACCAATATGTAATTGAATGATATCACTTGGATAATATACTCTCGGGTCAGCATGCCAATAGGTACCAAATATTTCTATCACAATTCTATATTGTTGCATCCATATATCAACTATCGGGGAATATATTCTGTTATTTTTACTACGCTTTTTAGGAAATAAATTGGGAATTTCGTTTTCGTGTACAAAACCTTGATCAAGTAACCAGTTTGACAACTTTTGATGCGGTTTTGTTAACATATGCTTGTCTGTAGAACGAGGTAGGTACCGAGCGTTAGAAACACCATATTTTTCCAAAAGAGTTGTAGTTATTTTGTCTTTTATTTCTGCCCTTTGAAAAGGATTGTCAACCCCATGCCTATCTTGATTGGTTGATACCTTTTTTTCTTTTATTGACGTTGATTTAGAAACATTATCAACTCCGTATCTTTGTTCTACAGTTGATTTATATTGTTCTCGTGTTGATAATAAGTTTGCAGATTCTTTAATACTCATAGTGGTAATTCCATTTATTCTGCACCAATCTCGTAAATGTGCTCCACTAATTTTAATTCCAGCCCATTCTTCGCTTGTTTGTTCCATTCTATAGATTGGCATTTTTTCAACTATCAACATTTGTCTTAACAGGCTGTCAAAAGGCTCTAATCGTGCCTGACTTTTCATAGTCCTACAATAATGACTAGGACTAATATTTGTTTTTTTACAAAATTTACAATACGACATAGAAATACCTGCCAAGTTTATTGTACCGTATTTATCACAGACTATAAACTTGATGGTGTATTACTTTATTTTTCCAGCAATTTATCACCAACTTTTAGTAAATCAACCCTTCGCCAACATTTAATATTTGGTAACCATACCAAATGATTACCAGTTAATGGCGGCAACAGTTTACCATTTTCTAATGTAATGCGATACCATTTAATTGTGTCATCATTAATATCCTTGGCATTTTTGGCCCAGTTTGTTATAGTATTAAACTCAATTTTACCAGTTAAGGTATTAAAGGATTTAATTTTACCAGATATTTTATTATCAACAACTTCAGCGATGGATACTTTTTGCCCATCATCAAATTCAATTTCCCATTGTGCCGACAAACATCCGTCTAGTTTCATATCAAGTAGTTTTGCTCCGGTCATTTTTTTAGGATGATCATCACCATTCTTAGCAAGTTGACATGAAAAAACAGGAATAATGTATTTTTTAGCACTATCACCGTTCTTTTCCAAAATTTTATTAATTGTGGTTTCTGTGATACCACATTTAAGATCCTTAAGCAGTACCCTGCGATAAAACCAGTTCCAATCTTTAACTGCGGCAGCATCGGCGGCGGCTCTAAGAACGTCTCGTGCTTGATTACCCGTCAATTCGCGTTTTTCAAGTTTGTGCGCAATAGCTTTGAATCTATCCCAGTCAAATGTTGAAACAAAATTTGAATAATCGTCACCTTCAATAAGAGGTACTTTTTTAACGCCATATGTGCGCAATGCATCATATGCCATCAGAGCCCCTTCGAAGAATTCTGTGATTTTTAGGTCCCATGCATCTTGCACAATCCGTTCTTTATCCAAACGACCACTAGTAACTTCCAACGCCAAAACAACATCAGCAGCAGATTTCATAATTTTGCTCCATTCTTAGCAGCATAATAGCATTAAAATAATTGCTGTCAATCAAATCACGTTAGATATATTTGTAGAGCTAGGTTTTTAGCTGTAGCAGCGGACAACGTCCAGCCTAAATGACCGTGACCTGTATGATACCACACACGCCGATGCTTACCTCGTCCAACAATTGGCATCATATTGGGAGTCATAGGACGTAAGCCTGTCCAAGGACGGTAAGATCTAGTATCAACATTGGGAAACCAATGCTGTGTCCAATCAAGGAGAGGTTTTATTCGATTTTGTTTTATGTCTAGATTATAGCCTGATAACTCTGCAGTACCAGCTACACGCAATCTAGTTGCTCCTAATCTCGAACATACAATTTTTGTACCCTCATCAAGTAAACTAGTCCACGGAGCAGTTGACTGACTACGAGTATCAAGTAGATCAACTGTTATACTATATCCTTTTACAGGATAAATCCCAAGATTATCGCCAAATTTACATCCCCATCTATTACTGTCAACACCTGCTGCTATTACCACATGGTCAAAACTGCTGTCGTTTATAACAACTCCGTGGTTGCTTACATTTATATCTGTTATGTTTTGTTCAAAACGAAAGGCCACGTTGTATTTTGCTATGCATACGTTTACCAATCCATTAATAAACATATTCATATCACCAGTACTATCACTAGAGGTAAGCACGCCACCTATAAGATTAGGATTGGAAGATAATGCAGGTTCTTTCATAATGCATGCTTGAGGATCTAATATATCCCATTCACAACCGTTGCTGGTCATCAGTGATTCTGCTTTAAATGCATCGTTAAAACTTTTTCTATCTGTGTAGATATGAAGTATACCTTTGTTTACATGATCAAATTTTATATCTTCTTTAAATGCAATGTCTAGTGTTTCTTTGCGACTTTCTAAAGCAAGCTTGATCGTAGCAGTGGTATTTTGCACATGACGGTTATATGCTGTTGTACATATAAATTTAGAGAGCCATTTGATTTTTTCTAAATCAATTTTGGGGCTTATGTATAAAGGGGCATCTTGTTTGAAGAGCCAAGTTAAGCCCTTGCTTATGGTACTCCATGTGTTCCAGGTTTGGCTATTACAGACAGACAACTGTGACCCATTTGCATAACTGGTTTTCATTGCGGGGTATCGCTCTTTGTCAAAAACAGTTACGTTATACCCTAAGCGTGCCAATTGATACGCTATGGTTACACCTGCAATACCTGCTCCTATTACAGCAATATTTTTTGTGAGGGGCATTTAATTTCCTTTTTAACTAAGTGGTTATGGATTAATTATAGTAACTAAAGGATATTTTGTCTTCTATATATGCAGTTGGTTGGGGGAATAGACCATATCTCCCCCGCTATACGAGGAAGGATGTTTCTCATGAAATTTTTGCATATAGGCAGTTTTCATAGACCAGTTTTCATGCTTGACCTTTTACAGTCGCCGGCGGTTGCCCGGTACCAGCATTACATGTACATCTTGAACGTTGTTCAGCAGCGGAGGAAATATACTGGGAGGACTGATTAACCCTGTATATTCTTGATCGTTATCAATGGTAGATAGAGCGATCCATTTGTAGTCTTAGGCCTCACCTAAGGCGATAATTTAAATAACCTATTGCCGCACTTGGTTATATTATTCCGAGCTCGGTCTGGAGATTTTATACCACACGGTCACAGACGATGCTTCTCGGTCGAGTGGATGAAACACTCATTTTAGCAGGTTCCTGGTGGAATACCACCCCTTCCCTACGCAGATACCATTTACTGCGATGTTATATCATCTTGTATGTAGAGCCAATGATGCAGTGCTTGTTATGGGGATAGCAATAAAGGAAATGGCAGCGGGTTTATCCCGCTGCCTGTTTTATATTAGGGCTTCCAATTGTAAGGTGTTGGACACCCTACGGTTGTTGTTGATGAATATGCGGGAAAAGGATCAGCCTTATACTGAACATCGCGTTTTCTACGGAGCCTAATGCCCATTTTTTCCAAATTCCTTGCGGTATTGTAGTAAATGGCCATAATTGTGTCTGGTTGAGTTGGATTATTGCGCCTAAATTGAGTAGATACAGTTTGCCAATCTGTAGCTTTACCAAAACCAGTGCCAACTTCTTGGCTAAGATAATTTTGGCTTATGATACTTCCACTGGTGTTTACTTCAGCAGATGCAGAATTCATAGGAATGTTGGCGGCAGCAGCTTGCACTATTGCAGCATTTAATGTCTGATTCTTAGAAATACCATTAGCTATCCATGAATTATCAACTGAACTTTCAGAAACATTGAGATCACCAATGTTCTGTATATTAGAAGTTGGTATTTGGTTGGTAGAAATGCCTCGGGTCCCTGGGGTAGACATATCGTATACTTCGTAATATTGTTTGTATTCAGAAAATATCATAACCCCAATTACGCCAGTATTGGTAGTGGTTCCACCAATACTATTAACATAGCTTTCTCTGCTACGGCTGAAATAAAATTCAGCTGCTTGCTGATCATTTACTTTCCAACCAGGCACAGAGATAGTTTGACCTGCAGGGATAATATAGCCTTGGCTGTTCAACCCTGCTGGTTTGCCTTCTAGTACATCTAAACCATCAACACTAAGAATAAACAACGCACGTTGATGAGATCTATTGGTTAAATCAATTGTGTAATTATTACCTTCACGACCTTCTATCCAAATTGATCCGTTGTGATAATACTCATCTGCTGTATTACGACCTAAAGGACGGATAGTAAGTTCGTATTGACGTGTTGCATCAAACATAGGTATTACTCCTTCATGCTTTTTAGCTCGGCATCTGTATATAACCCTTGTGCATACAGATCTGCTGTGCTAACACCTGCTGTTTTTGCAAAACGCATGCGTGTTGTGCTTGCACTTACACTAGTCATAGTTTCGGCCATATTAGCTGTGCTGTAATTCACACTATTTGATATATTCATACCAAATGTACTGCCAACTGCAAACGCATCAATGTTTGCGCCAAGGAAAGTAAATGTCCAGTCGGCTTTTTCTGCTGCTGCAACCATAGACTTGATATCTGCACTGGTATAACGTGTTGATGCATTTTCAGCACCATCTGTCATAATTGTAATAATTACTCCTGGCCGATCGTTCTTTTTGTTGGCTTTTAATACAGCATTAACAGATTCGATAGCATTGCCAATAGCATCAAGCAAGTTAGTTCCACCATTAGGGGTATAATTATTCTTATCTAGAAGAGGTACTTCATTTAGTGGACGATTATTGAAAACTGTTTTGATTTGGGGACTGTCAAATTTAATAAGGGTTAGATAACCTGTGCCTGCACTAGATTCTGCACTGCGCTGACCTTGCACAAACTCATTAAATCCTGCAATGGTTGTATCCCAACAGCTACGCATGCTGCCACTTTCATCTAGTACAATGGCGATTAGTGTACCATTTTTACCAGCTTTCTTAAATTTGTATTCTTTGGCTATTGGTGTCGATATTTGAACTGCGGCTGCTACGTTTACAGCGATGCCGGGGAATGGATTGGGTAGATTCATGTTGTCCTCCTTTGGTTTCTTTAACATGCCTAGAATCACCTCTAGGTCTTAACTACCAGTGTAATCAAACTCTTTTTGATTACAAATTATTTATACGATGTGATTTTGTAAAAGTCAAATTGTAGGGAACAACACTGTAGACATGTATTCTTCTGCGCCATTTGCACCCAGTATATTAGTAAGTGCTTTACGGGTGTGCTGGTTCTGTCGTTGCTTTAAGCAATAGCGATTTTGACCTGCAATTATAGCAGATTGATCTCCAAAATCGCCTAATGTTGGAAGATATTGTATCAAAACTTTTACAGCTTCGATACCTACGATATCTAGTTCCTCTGGAGATGGCCGGCATGCTAGCCAATGAGGTGAAAATATATCTCCCCATTCTGGTCGATCTCTAATTCTACCTACATTTATGTTGGTAAATGGATTGGTTTCTTTTACAGTTGGACTTAAATCCATGAAAACACCAGTAACTTTGTTCTCACCAGCTACTACATCAAATCCATATATTGGTGCAGGATCTACACCGTGCGGAAAAACGCAACAATGAATAGCAGCAAATTTTTCTTGTTTGAAAATCTGCACATGACCTAGCCTAAATTTAGGACTACGATATTGAAAATTTTCCCAACCATATTCGTGTGTTGGTAATAGGTATGCACCGTGTTGCTGCTGTAAAATAAAGTTTAACCGCCTAGCAATTGAATCAACTTTATCAATGCAGTTCATAAAGTTCCTGATATATTTTAATGGTATATTTGAATGCTTTACGTGCTTCATTAATATCTCGATCAATTAGATGCACTAAAATTGTATTTCTTACATATTCTATAGAATCTTTTACATTATCAAATTTTAAATGATGCTTTGGCAAATTGAGCTTTTTTGCAATCATCTGCCCGCCATATAACCAGCCGAGATAAAAACAATAAATTGCTCCTTTTAATTGACCACTTCCGTGTGTAAAATACATATCTTTGATATAGTCTACATATTTTATGGTAGACGGACACGCCGCCACTGGTCCGGCAGGACATTCTGCGATATCTTGTACAAATTGATGTCGTCGACAAATATCTAGATTTAGTTTAAGTTGCGATTCTATAGCATCTGTAATCAACCACATTTGATAGCAAAGGTTTCTATAGATATGAGGATCTATATTACCGGATATCAAATCTTGTGCTAGTTGTGTTGTTTCTGCAGATTTATGCAAATCTTGTATAGCTAACTTAAGATCTTGTTGTGTTATATCACCCATTTTGACAAATCTCCGATAAATATATATCGCGGTCCACGGGACGCCAATCCCAAACCGCTCTATCGCTTATAAGGAGCAACAGCTATGCTATTTACAAATAAAATGCCAGTTGGGCATTATGTTTATGCTTATTTAAGAAATAAAACTTCAAAAAATGGTGAGATAGGATCTCCTTATTATATAGGTAAAGGGAGTAATCGTAGAGCATGGGCTAAACATACTGTACCTATACCTAAAAATCAAAATCTAATTGTTATTGTAGCATTTAATTTAACAGATTTGGGTGCGTGTGCTATTGAACGTAGATTGATAAAATGGTATGGCCGCCAAGATATTGGTACTGGTATATTACATAATAGAACAGACGGCGGCGATGGTATAGGAAATTGGTATACCAACGATGTTATATCAATTAGAGCAAGTTCGTGTCCGGTAGATTTTAAACCTGGCCGGATGCCTCCTACTGCAGAAAGCCGAGCTAAAATTTCTGCATCAAACAAAGGTAAAATAATGTCAGCTGAAACTAGAGCTAAACAATCAATTGCGGCATTAGGTAGAAAACGCAGTGTTGAGTTTTGTCAAAAAATGTCAGAAATTGCTAAAAACAGACAGCCTCCTACTGCAGAAAGCCGAGCTAAAAATTCTGCATCAAACAAAGGTAAAATTGTTTCAGCTGAATCTAGAGCTAAAAATTCTGCATCAAACAAAGGTAAAATTGTGTCAGCTGAAACTAGAGCTAAACAATCGGTTATACGAAAAGGTAAGACACAATCTATTGAACACAGATTAAAAAATTCAACGTCTAATTCCGGCCCAAATAATCATGCGTATGGGAAAAAATGGTATAATGACGGTATTAAAAATTATCTTATTCTAGGTGACCCACCGCCAGGTTTAACAATAGGGCTAATGCCTAAAAAATAAGCATGATTACAAGTTTAAGGTCTTTTGGCTGCTAGACTCAATTTCATTTCGTCTAAAACTTCTAACAATGATATCATCCTATGATATTCTGCACGTTTATATCGCTCACTAAGCGAATCCCACTCTCTACACATTGGACTAACTTTATTACGAGAATGGAAATTTTGACCAAATCTCCAACCTTCATTAATTTTTTGATTTAACCATGTTGTATGATTACGTTTTGCAGCTTCAAGTGCTATGGCTTTTATTAAATCTTTAGAAACAGATTCGTATTGATTTTGATTCTGTGGATTTTGACTCCAAGATATTTCAAAGTCACCAGTTGGTATGGCAGAATTCGCACCTTGCGCAATTTTATTGGCTTCATCTGATTCTAAATCTCTACATAAAGCTGCACAATATCGATTCATACCGTTAAGTTTTCTATGATAAAACCTTTGAGGTTTATCTTCAGGTCGTAACTGTACTTCGCCTAATATACCGGGTGGACCCAATTCTGTTACAGATTTAAACCAATTTAGGAGATCTTGATCTCCTAAATCATCTTTTGTACTGAGACAAATAAACGGATGATTAAACATGTATTATTTACCGAAAGTTTGTTAAATTAATCAAGTCTTACACCTAGAGTTATACGAGGGTAAACAATACCAGATGTTGGCCTAAATCCAAAGTTATTTTGAGGAAATGTCGTACCTACATTTACTAATCTAAAGATGTTTGAGCCATCTGGTACTCCTAATCCTGTAATTGCATCCCACCCAGCGGTAGCACTATAACCGGTCGACAATGAAACTGCATTTTCACCTGATGTAATATCATAAAATGCAGTTGGGTGGGCATAGAATAGGGTGTTGGCAAATCCAATTCTTTTGCCAGTTAATTGATTTATACGAGCAATCATTCCCGCAATTAATGGTGCAGCAGCACTAGTACCACCATATTGACTAAGAGTATTAGTTGTCCCCCAATAGAATCGATAACCTGTATTTGGGTCTGAATTTGCAGCAATATCTGGAACTCCTCTAACAGTTAACGAAGATATGGTCCCTGATGGGTACGATCTAGCTGTGAGACCTATTTGCCAGGATTGTATTGTTTCGTATGCGCTAATACCGCCACCCGAAGGATTCCATGCTACCTCATTTGACCTAACATTACCGCTTAACTGTAATGTAGTACCACCTACGGCTAATACGTACCTACTTGATGCAGGATATAATACTTCTTCTTGTATTCCTCCCCATGTGGATCCAGAATCACCAGACGATACACAAATTGTAATTCCCATTGTAACTGCTTGTGCTAGAATAGCATCAGTAGCTAAAATTGTAGTTGGGGTCCAATAAGAAAGTTCGCCGGCACCCCAACTTATTGATAATACACTTGGGGCGTTAACCACATCGTGTATAGCTGCATTTATAGGATCATACCAATTGGGCCCCGGAACGGGGCTGCTATCGCCACCGCCATATCCAAAGTATATTGCCAGCTTGGCCTTAGGTACAACACCGCCGCAACAATATATATCTAGCATGACTTCCGGTGCGCCGTTTATATCATTAGGGTTGTTAGTACCGCCGTCGACTAATATATCAATTGTTGTTGGGTTTGAATAACCAAGCTGTGAAAATGTTGAAGATAAGTTCTGCGTAGTATAACCTCCTCCGTATTCTATTATACCTATACATTGCCCATACCCATCGCATGTAGGGAAATTATATGCAGTTGATACCTGAACTGGTGTTAATGCAGTATCTCCTGCAGGAATACCAGCAGTTGGTATAGCAAGATGTTTGAGTAATATTGGATTGTGTAATCCTAATATGTATTCAATTACCCCGTCTAATTCTACAGGTATTGTAATTATTCCGTCGTAGGTTATATATCTATAATTGGACATCGTTACAATAACCAACGAAATTCCAAATGCCGTGTTGAAGTTTGAAACCGTACCTGTAACCTTAACTGTTGCAGATGCAGGCAGAGATTCTACAACTGATAATCCTGATTGTTGTGCGAATTTAATTACATGGTTAACGTCTTCTATACAAGCGCTAAAATTTTGCGCAAACTCTTCATATGACAAGATGTTTTTTATTAGACCGTTAGCAATTTTATCTGCGTAATCTATCATTGATATGCCATTCCATAATGGACGACGTATCATAATAGTAACATTAATTTGTATATTGGGATCCATTGGCACTATTGATACTGCATCTAATGGTAGAGTTACCAAGCTGTTTGGCAACTCAACTGTGTGTTGTAAATTCATATCATATCTCCATCTCTAACAATGTTAATGTTATTGTGATAGCTGTGCTAGAAGACCCATTGTTGTAAACTTTCATTGTGAGTGTAGTATTAGGTGGCAACTCGTTGTTAAATCCTCCTACCCAAGGAGAAAATGTTGCAATATTAGCGTTTGTTGTTATCACTTCTGCTATAATTCCATTACCAGGGGTTGGATCAATTGAAATTGGTCTACTAGCATCAGCTGATGCAGCGGCTGTGCTATTGTACAAAACTACCCATGCTGGCGCAGATGTTTGTATTTTGTATAGAGCATAACTACGATATGCGGTACTAGATATAATCGAACTTGCTCCTGCAGCTAATGTTGGTGTAGTTATAGATATAGTAGATCTAGTAGCTAGACTGCCTGCCCCTGCAGGTCCTGTAGGACCTGCTATATTTGAGGCTGCTCCGGCTGGACCTGTAGGACCGGGGGTTCCTATTGGACCCACAGGTCCTGTAGCCCCAGTAGATGATGCAACGCCTGCAGGACCTGTATACCCAGTATACCCAGTTGGTCCTGCAACACCTGTTCTACCTGTTGGACCTATGTTGCCTATCTGACCTTGCGGTCCTGTTGGTCCAATGTGGCCAGATGGTCCGGTGGGTCCAGTGCGACCAGTAGTGCCTGTAGCACCAATATTACCTTGCTGTCCTTGCGGGCCTGTAGGACCTGTAATACTACCGCTCATTTAAACTTCTCCTTATGTCATAATGACGTGAAGGTAAAAACCATTTTTACCTTAGGCATATCACCACCTATACTGTAGTAACTACTACCCCAGCATTGAGCATTGCTACCATAGATAGTGAATATACGGAACTGTGTTGCATTCCATACTATTGGATAAACTGGTCCACCTTGACTATTATTGCTTAATATGCCGCTTGCTGTTGGTATTACATACGTTGCAAGCGTCCAAGTATTAGTATCGGTATTATCTGTATATTGCTGTTGCGTAGGTAATGTGGTGTCAAATTGTAAATTGTTAGGAAGAGTTATTAAATAATCACCAGCACCAGCCGCGCCATCATTTGCTGTTTGTATATATGTTAGCGATATTTCCCATTGGTTTATACCAATTTGACGATAACTGATATTGTCAGTTGTTACAGTACCTTTAGTGGGATCGCTTATAGTCCCGTTGATGATATTAGAACCTGCATTTACCCAAAAAGACGTATTAAATATAGGTCCAGTAGGACCAGTAGCACCGTTGTTGCCGGTTGCACCTGTAGGACCAGTTGGTGCTCCAAGCGGACCAGTAGGACCTTGAGGTCCGGTTGGACCTCCAAAAGGACCAGTTGGACCTGTTAATCCGATCAAACCTGTTGGGCCGGTAACTGGAGAACCAGTTAAGAAAATAATTACATCAATTGTAGCATTTATAATAGGTGGCACCACAAATGAAAGCTGATTGCCTACTATTGTATAGTTAATATTAGGAGTTTGAATAAGTCCATCTACGTTAACTATGGTGTTATACACACTTTGAGGTGTAAGACTTAGTGTAAATGTGTCTGTTATATTATTACCGATGAATGTATCTACAGTAAGAGATGTAAGAAGAACGCCAGGTACACCTTGAGGACCAGTAGGACCCAACGGTCCAGTAGGTCCTGTATAATTAAGTAACCATCCCTGCTGAGATTCTGACCAAGTCCATGATCTTGGACCTAAATTATAAATTTCTCCGTCATACGGACTTGGAGGGAATGCTGACATGATGGTGTATTTATGGTTATCCCTCGCTTGTTTTAGCGACGCAATAAATACTTGTATAATTCCCAAGGAGGAAAAAATGAAAAAATATATAGTTGCAGGATTGCTAGCAGCAATCATAGCGGCACCAGCAATAGCTGCGCCGCAGGCGCCTGCACAACCGGTAGCAGCTTGCCAAATTCAAGCACCATATGGGTTTCCGCAGAGCAATCGTCAAGGAGTTCCATTGTGTCACCATGCCTACATAACCTTTGTTGATCCTGTAGCTAAAATACCTGAGTGGGTCGTTTATACACTAACACCAGATCATGCGCTAGGATGCTTACCTCGAACTAATGCGTTTGCTGCTGATCAAAGCTTACCTGGCAGTGCAACGCCGGCAGATTATAATGCAAGTGGTTACGACAAAGGTCACCTGGGACCTGATGGAGACATGTCATTTGATGATCAAGCTGAAAATGAAAGCTTTTTTATGACCAATATGTCACCGCAGTTGCCCGGGCTGAACCGCGGAGCCTGGAAATTATTAGAGACATCGGTGCGAGGATGGGCAGCTGAATTACGTCAACCGTATACTATATACGTAGGTGACATTTATGGGCCAGGCGACAAAACCATAGGCAACGGTGTTGTGGTTCCGCATGCATTGTTTAAAATTGTAATCAATGATACAACCGGTGAAGTAGCTGGTTGGGTATTCCCACAAGCTGGCGGTCTTGGCAATGATTTGACAAAGTTCCGCACGGCTGTTGCGCAAATTCAAACGTTAACTGGTATTAAATTTGGTTTCCCACCAAATGCTAAAGAACTTACTGCTGGCCAAGAATGGAAGATTGATTTTGGTATGTTAACCAGTATGAAACGGGCGAAATGTGGACCAAATACATCAACAGATTAAATTAAATTCACATATTACTAAATTACTAATACGGTGCTTTGCTTAGAACTTCGCCTATCTAAGCAAAGCATTATATCTGTGATTTTTCTTATTTTTAAATATGTCTTATTACATAGTAAATTTGTTATAAATGCTTTTTAAATAAAACAGGTTCTTATAAATAAGTGTATGTTCGGCAAGATTGCAGTAATACAGTTTATACTAATACTATCCATGATAGTTGCTGGGGTATCATATTTTCGCTATAGTGAGAAACAAATAGCCATTTTGCACGAGAATAATGCTAAATTAGAAACTGCTGTTAATACGCAACAAGCTACTATAGATGCTCAAAAAAAAGCAGCTCAAGAACAAAGTGAGCAAATGATTGCTCTACAACAAAGTACTGCTGATGCTGAATCTCATCGTAGAGATATAGAAGACAAGCTTAGACAAAAAGATCTAGCAGCTATGGCTCGTGCTAATGCTGCTGATCTTGAAATGCGTATGAATCGTGCTACAATCAAAGCATTGCAAGATATGATCAATTTAACAACACCAAAAGATCGAGCAGTTACTCCAATTCAACTAGAAACGCCTTTGCCCCGATCAACTACTGATTCAACAGCAAAAATTAAACCAATCAACCCTAATAATTCTAATCAACAGCCGCTACCAAAACCTCCAAAAATCTACAATAATACAGGTAATACTCCATGATACATCGATTATGTTTATTGACTATTATAGCAATAACGCTGTCTGCATGTGGATCTAGTGTTCAGCAACTCAGTGTATCTGCTAAACCTATAGAGATTGATATTTCTAAAACAGCTGACCCTGCCGCTGTCAAGTTGTATCCAATACAATTTAAAGTTGTTAATAAATCTAACTTAGATGCATTTATTGCTAATATAAGTAAAGCACAAGGTACGTCTAACCCAGTCTTTATAGCAATAACCACTAAAGATTATGAAAATCTCAGTCTTAGCCTGGCAGATTTACATAGATATATTGAACAGCAACAGGCTGTAATAGTATATTATAGAAATCTTACAACGCATACCCCTTCGACCTCAACCCTGTCAAATTAAACATACCATTTAATTCTGCAAACGATGACCAGTAAATAAATGTGTACATAATTATGTACATTGTTGTTCACTGGAGAACTTTTTATGTCTCAAACTGTTAGCATGCTTCCTGATGATGACGAACCGTTACCACGTCATCGTCCGGCAATTGATGAAGTTAATGCTGTACATGCCGCCGCCGGAGAATATCTCGCGCCGCTGGGACCGCGTACAACATCAACAGCATCTTTTGGGAGTAACTCAGGACTTCCGCCCCCACCAATGAGTGGAATGCCAGCATCTATGCCAAGCGGGATGGGAACACCCACGCCAATGGGCGGAATGCTAGCACCAATGACAGGCGGCGGAATGCCAGCACCAATGACAGGCGGCGGAATGCCAGCACCAATGACAGGCGGCGGAATGCCAGCATCTATGCCAAGCGGGATGGGAATACCCACTCCAATGGGCGGAATGCCAGCATCTATGCCAAGCGGGATGGGAATACCCACTCCAATGGGCGGAATGCCAGCACCAATGACAGGCGGCGGAATGCCTCCACCTATAATGAATACAACTGTTATTGATAATAGCGGCAACGGGAATGTTGGAGCTGCTATGATGAATCAGCAAACTATGCAGATGAATGGAATGGCTGCAACTGCGCAAGCTCAAGCAAGTGTTGGTGTAGCGCAAACAAGCTTAGATAAAGAACTGTTGGATGACCAACTCAAAAAAGAAGACGAACACTGGGTAAAATCATATTGGAGACCTGCAGCAGGCTGGCTATATATGCTTATTTGTTTTATGGACTTTATTGGTTTTCCTTTGATAAGCATGTTCTTACCGTTGGTCTTTAAAAAAGACGGGATCATAGCCAATTATGTACCATGGCAAAGTCTAACACTATCCAACGGTGGATTAATACATCTTGCATTTGGTGCAATTCTTGGTATCGCAGCTTTCTCAAGAGGTCAAGAGAAATTAGCAGCTATGAGATAAAATAGGTGATAAATATATAGAAATGCAATATTATAAACCAGTATCAATACCTAATTTTGAAAAAATTCAAAAAGATCTTTTTACATTTTTAGAGGATAAGTTTGTCGACCAATCAGTGTGGTGTTATTATGATATGTCATTTTTAGAAATTGAGAGATTCTGCCCTGAGTTACATAACTGGTTAATAAATCACAGTAAATTTCCTATAATGTTTTATCGCGTGTATAACACACCTCCGAACGGAAAATTTAATATGCACATAGACGGGGGAGCTATTAAGCGTTGTCTAGCAACACTTAATATTCCAATAAGTGGCTGCCGCAACTCGATTACTTATTGGTGGGATGAAACAAATGCGGTTATGCAGCACTGGGTCACTAATGAAGGTTTTGGCGCAACCAAAATATTAAATCCAACAGAATTAAAATGTTTAGATAAAATTGAAGTTAACTGCCCAACTTTGATTAGATCTGATATAATTCATAGCGTTGAAAACCCAAACACTATTCCGCGTTTATGTCTGGCTGTTAGATGGATTCTAGATACAGGTATAGATTTTGAGAATATTTTAATTGAATAAATGTTATTACAAAACAAAAATACATTGCGTTTAACGCTTCTTAAAATATATCAGTAAATTATTGAGAATACTAATCTAAAAGAAAACTAACATTTTTGAATAAACCTAATTATTAACTTGCATGTATCAACAATTTAGAATCTAAAGGATAAATTTTTCAATAAGAGGTCTTATTTTCGTCAACTAAGAATTTAAGCATCTGTTTAAATAAGTCTAAAACTTAGACTGACAATAAGGGTTAGGTTTAAATTATTTGATTTATCTAAATATACACAGCACTTATAAAAAATAACGCCTATTAATTAATTTTATTCCAAATAACCTATGTCGTGTCTTACTACATAATCTCCAAGATTCTGTGTATCAAGCCAACTATATATACGATCAGCTGCGTCGCACCTCGTACTGGCTTCTGCTATAATTATTGCATATACATTATTATAAAGTTCTAGTTCAGAATATATGATTTTGATATTTGACGGAACGGTTGATAGAGTAGGATATATTGGAGAATTAATTGAATTTTTCAAATTGTAGTTTTTATGATAAATTGTTACTACAACAGAAACCTTATCATTTTGCGTCATTGGAATCATTTCCTCACCTTTCGCAGCATGAATAAAATTTTCTAACAATAATTTGCTATCCAAATGATTAATAATAGCAGCAAATTCTGGATATCCAGGTCTTGTGTTTATCTCTAAGATTTGCGGAACCAAATTGTGTCCAATAATTATACCTAAATACATAATTCCTTTATAAAATATTCCCATCGAATTCAACTTCTTTAGAATTTTATTCATGTATGTAAATACAGTATCTCTTATATCGTTAGTAAAGTAGTTGACATGAGTATAACATCCTGTACTACCTGTGTTTATACCAATGTCGCTATCTTGCTTTTTTTTATAATCACGTGCTACACCAAGATAACACCAATCTGTACCGTTACAAAGAAAATGCACTGATACTTCTTTCCCAGCTACAAAATCTTCCATATAGAAGACCTGCTCATCGTTAGACATGCTTATCAAAATATTGATAGTTTCTGAGTATTCTCGATCAGTGAATACTTGTGTACCAAATGATGTTATTCTATAATCAGCTTTGCTCAATTTAAAAACAATAGGTAGTGGAGTTTTATCAAAAACTTCTAAAATTTGATCGCTTTGCAATATTTTGTAATTTGGTGTAGGAATATCAATTAATTGCAATAAAGATTTTGTAAATATCTTGTCACTTTCTAATTTTGAACATACATTATTTGGACACAAGATAGGAACGGATTTTAAGGACAACAACGGTATATGGTTCTGTAAATATGGACTAACCGCTATTATTAAATCATACTGATCACAGTTGTCTAAGGCATATTTAGCTACAATATGCATAGGCGGTAAAGCATGCCCATTTTGATAAATCAGATTCATTGGAATACAGTTAATGTTATTTTTTATTGGTTGATATTTTTTTGGAGCTACTGTAATATCAAATAATGCATCATTTGATACTGCTAAATGATCTATTAGATGCGTTAAAGTGAAATTATTAAAAAGACACAAAACTTTCATAGGAGATTCTGCTATATGGAAAATCGAGTTATTTTTGGTTGGGATAGATCTGGAACTAAATTGCTTGCTGATTTACATTCAGCAGCTGGATATTTTAACTTTGGAGAATTCTTCAACTGTTTTTCCTGTGAAATAATTTATGATACAATCCCATATTCTAATCGATTATTGGTTGAAACACAATATAAAAACCGTACATACTGGAAAACTCGCAATAAAAATGAGTTACATTCAGTAAAAAGCATAGAATCATTGGAAAGACAGACTGTTTTCAACCAATATAAAGATATAACTCCGAGTATTGTTACTGTATGGTATGGTGATATGGTTATTAACAAAAATATTTGGTCATGTATAGATGATAGATATTATCTCTGTACAATTCGTAAAAATCAAACAGAACAACTATTAAGTGGTTTATTAACTAACTATAACTTAAATTTTAACGGGGAGCATGAATCTAATCCAATACATGCTAAAATGCACGACATTGATTATTATTTTAATCATCTTAATATGACTGACAAAATTCAAAGAGACCTTGTTGCAAACAACCGCGGCCGATATATTGATTTTGATAAATTAATAGCAGGCCAAGAAGATCTTGGGTTTGATTATACAGTAACATCCTCAGATCAACACACTGATCTATACAAATATTTTTTAAATTTAGACGAGGTGTTAGCGAGGATAAATTATCTCATGTCTACTAACCGTTGGTATTATCACGGTTAATAGACTACGGTGTTTCGCTATATATGCATAAAACGAGGTATTCTACCATTCTAGATATTTTATGCAATTACTTTCTCAAATAATATATTCTGTAGATATACTTGTATCTATTATAAATATCATAAGGGATTATTTATGAATATTTTTAGATCAAACACTGCGTATTTGCCTTACATTCAATTGGTTATGTCTTGTGCAACAATTTTAATATTACTATTTGATTTTTCTTTTAACCTAGCTATGTTAAGTCTTTTTGTTTATATGCTAATAGCTTGTTTTGGCATTAGCATTGGGTATCATAGATATTTAACACACAGATCATTTAAATTAAAGCGGACTTGGTTAAAGTTTCCGTTATTTTGGGTTGGATGTTTAGCTGGAACTGGAAGTCCATTAGGGTGGGCTGCTGTACATAGAAGCCATCATAGATTTAGCGACAAGGTTGGTGATCCTCATACACCTCACTTATCTGGACTAAAGATACTGGTAGCTAATTATGAGTATAAGATCAATCCTAGGCGTGTTCGAGATATATTATCTGATAAAATGCATTTGTTTTTGCATAATTATTATTTCTTATTATTACTAATTTGGTTTAGTATTGCACTACTTATTGATGTTAATATAGGAGCTTATTGTGTCATAGTTCCTATGACTTTAGCTATTTGGGCCAGCACTATTTCTAACTATCTCAACCATAAATTTGGTTATGTATCTAATATTACTACAGATCACAGTAGAAATCTTTGGGTTACAGCATATCTTACCTTTGGTGAAGGGTGGCATAATAACCATCATGCTAATCCAACAGATTACCAATTTGGTAAAAAATGGTGGGAATTTGATTGGGGAGCATTTATTATTAGAAATATATTAATGAATAGATAACTTTCTTATTAATTATTAAAATATTATATATTGCATCAAAAATTTATTTTATATTTGATTATCTGATAATATTTGTACAATAATTCATATTGTATGAGATCAATTAATCTAACTAAGTGGTAGTAATGGTTATTCAATGGTGTAATATACGGTAATAGATGCAGTGCAAGCATATAAATAGACAAAACAACAGTTTATCGTTAGTATAAATTATAAATTTGATTTAACCGTATTAGGAAAAATGTATGATACTTAATAGTTCTCCTATATCACTGTCGATTGTGCAGGTTTCTACTACATTGGCTGCTATAGCAGGTTTAATTGTTTTTAAACTTGATATGCAGGCTATACTTGAAATAGCAGTTGGATATTTCCTCTTGAGTTGTGTTGGTATTTCAATTTTTTATCATCGATATTATAGTCACAGAAGTTTCAAAACAAATTTTATCATTCGTTGGGTTGGTACTATTTTAGGTGTATTAGCTGGTAGGGGAAGTCCTATTGGTTGGGTTGCAGTGCATAGACAGCATCATAAGAACGCAGATAGTATAAACGATCCGCATGCCCCCAGTATTAGAATATTTGCACCGCACCTGTTGAATTATACAAACATCAATTTATTTTCTATCAAAGAATTGTTAACTAATAGGTATCACAGGTACATTGATGATTATTATAATCTTATATTGTTTTTGTTTGTAGTTATAATCGGTGCAATAGATATGAGAACATTAATGTTCTTATGGATAATACCCGTTGCATTAACAGGGTGGGTATTAAATTTATTTACATTTTTTACGCATATGTATGGATATAGAACATTTGAGACAAACGATAAATCTACAAATAACTGGTTTATAAGTTTGATATTGTGGGGAGAAGGGTGGCATAATAACCACCATGCAAAACCAAACCTGTGGAATTTACGCAATAAATGGTGGGAATTAGATATTAGTGCCCAAATAATACGGATGATAAAGGTGTAGAATTGACATATGTAACAGATATACCTCTCAAAATTGACGCAGAAAAATGGTATCATTTTGCAGAATCACTTTCTGATGACAAATGGCCAAAAAATGAAAGAACACGGTATTTTCACAGCCGTTATGTTCCTACAGAACTACGAGATGATTTATTAGCACAATTTAAGATTCCGTTTGATATAGCTACATTTCATAAACATTATCCATTAGAAGATTATATGTGGCATAAAGATGTAGACCGACAAACGGTTGTGATCTGCCAAATATCTCCAGATAATACTAACATTTACTTAGAAATTTCTGATGAATCTGGTATTAAAAGGTTTGATTATAGTCGAGGTAAAGCAATTATTCTTAATGGTCAAGTGTTGCATAGAGTTGTAAATTTAGAGACAACTAAAAATCGTTATATTGTTACTATGGGATGGCATAAGAGGCATGATGACATGCAATATCATTCGTATGATAGATTAGTAAGCCTATTTGAGATAGGAGAATTTATCTATGGATAATTTATTCAAAAAAATGAAAACTAAATTAGATTTGTATCAATTTGCTGAGATCCAAAATCTTGATAGCACTGAATTTAAAACATCTCCATACGATGCTAGATATATACTTCCAACTAATGAATTAAAAGATTACGTAAAAAGTATTATTCCGCTGCCTGAAAGCGAGCCAAAAGAAATTATATTTCAAATTCTAAAAAACTCCCCAAACACAGTTTATAAAACGCACATTGATGCTATTAGATTTTGCGCTATCAACACATTAATTAGTTTACCAGATGACGACCATATCTTTGAAATGATAGATGTTGATGGTAACATTGTTCAACCTAATTATAACGGAAATCATTTAGTACCGTTTTTAATTAATGTTGAACAAAAACATGGTGTTCAAAATAAGTCATCTTCAAATACTAGATATATTTTGAGTATAGGATTTTTTATAAAAAAATATGATTATAATTTTTTATACAATTGGTTCAAAACATGCAATATGATATAGACAACATTTATTATCTCCCGCTTGATATACCAAATTTAGAACTTCTAAACTTTACAAACAACTTTACAACATACGCAACGACTTTACCAGAGGTTACAAAAAACAATTATTCAAACGGAATTCAAGGAAAAATAACATCTAATATAAACTATTGGGATCAATGGCTTGCTTTCAGCAACGGAAAATGGGATGAAGTGTTTAAAGAATTATACCCAACCTCTGTATCATTGTTTAGAGAACTTCCTTACGAAAAGTTGATACGTATTTATTTTTTCAAACAAATTAAAACTGTAGATCCTCATATAGATTTTGTGACTGGACTATACACATCTTACCCATCTGCCATGCGATATTGGGTTGTTAATGAAGACCTTGATACTACATTTTATTTTCAAAATGACAATATTAAAATATTTCCAATTTATCCTACCACCAGTAACTGGTGGATTATGAATTCAACGGCGATAAAGCATGGATCAAATATGCCAACAACGACAGAAAAGATTATATTAGGTATATACGGTATTCCAAATTATAATCAACTGACGGACCTAATTAGTAATTCAATGAAAAAATATTCAGAATTTGCGCTATATAAAGACGATTTTAGTAGCAAATGGAGGTAGTTTGTTTTAGTTCTGATCACATAGAATCTTCAATTCTATGTGATATTTTTGAATTTTGTAAATTAGCAGAAGTTGAGAGCATTAAAAATGCTGCTGAAAATATGGCCGTCTCAAATTGGGAAAATAATACAGCATCTTTAATGTACATATTATTACGCACGGATAGATTCGTTTCAACAAATGGCATGTTTTCATGTTTATATGATGATAATAAATTGGTTGCTGTAAGTGGTTGTTACAAATTTGAAGTTAATAGAGATATAGTTATTGGCGGTGTTCGAGCTTGGGTTCTTCCAACGTATAGAGCAAAATATCTTCAGGCTAACTATTTGTTAAAGACCCAACAACAATGGGCAATTGAACACAATGCAAAAGTATTTGCATTAACATTTAATGATTATAATTTTAAATTGATGCAAATTATAACTAGATCCGGTAAGTACAACTCAAAAGCAGAAAAAGGCGTTGGACATTCTCGCCCAGATTTTTATAAGAATTTTACAATGTTGCCAAATAAAATTTTGATAAAAAATGTACCACAATGGGTAATATATCAACAACTTGACCTAGATTATAAAATAATGTGGCCAGATACATGATTTGTAGATATTGTTGCATTGCTAATGATCTAGATATTGTGTTATTTGATTCTAACAAAAAACGTTATATGCAGGCGGCAAAATTCTATAGTAACTACGGTAGTAGTTGGTAAATTATGACAAAAAAATATAATCACATTGCTGTTTTTATAAAAGGGCATGTTAGTACGTGGAATTATACAAAACAGTTTATTTTTAAAGTTTATGAGCAACTAGCCGATGAGATAGATTGGTATTTCGCAACTTGGGACCCGCCAAGTATTGAAGAAAATACCATAAAAAACGATTTTTATGGTAAACAATTGGTAGCATTTGTTAGTAATCCAAAAAATGTTAGATTTTATAATACTGGTGTAGGAGCCAATTATCTAAGTTATTCTCTCTTGCCTGCAAAAAACATCAGAGAACGGTTTGTAACATATGATGCCGTTTTTGATCAACGAACAGATACTATTCCTTTTCAAACTAGAGATGTTTTTACATTATCGCCGGCGACACATTATGCCTCATGGTACGATTTATATAATGACGAAGAGTACCATCTTTGCGACCTATCTTGTATGGCAGATTCCACAACGTTTGATATCATATGTCGTAGATGTTTGTATCCACCAGACACTTTGCGAAAATCGTCAAATACTTGGACAAGCGAAATATTGGTAACATACGCTAAATTACATAATTTAAATGTTTCAGGAGACTCTGTAATAAATCAGTTTATTTGTACACCGTATACAATGGATTTGAATTTAAATATAGGAGAAATACTTAGCGCAGACCGTCCTGGGTTAATGTGGCCTAAACCACCTGATAATTGTAAAACACCACGGAGTCCCTGGTTATCATTATCTCTAGATGAACGATTACATTTGTCAACTAAATATAATATCAATTATAATGATTATATTGAACAGCCTATGTTATATTATTAGCTATTTTATATGAATTTACGTCCATAGAAACTATACTTAACTAGAATTTTTAGATAAGGCAGTTATTATGGATGAGGTTGACCTAGACAATATAATTAACAACCGATCATTTTGTGCAGTACCATTTGTTAGCATGATGGTAGATACCAGCAGTACAATTAGATTTTGTTGTATTGCTAGTGGATCAGATGCTGCTTTAGTTGATTCTGACAAAAAGCGTTATCTAGCTGGCAAGAATTCAATATCAGAAGCATGGACCAGCGAAAACCTCAAGCAAGTTCGTAAAGCTATGGTAAATGGCGATACAATATCAGCATGTAAGAATTGTTATCATCAAGAAAGTATAGGTAAGTCTAGCAATCGTAAAATGATGACCAACGAATGGATACAGCGTGTTGGAAAAGAAGAATTTACTAATATTGTTTCAAACTTGATACATAGCGACTATAATAGTAAGTTAGATATAATTTATTTAGACTTACGTTTAGGCAATCTTTGTAATCTCAAATGCCGTATGTGCAGTCCGTTTAATAGCAGTCAAATAGCTAAAGAACATTTTGATCTTTGGGATGAAGGTAATCAATCTTACAAAGATATATGGACAGGGATGTATGGCAAAAGTCCAGAACATCTTCGAAAAGATCAAACTTGGTTTGAAAGTAATTTCCTGTGGGATGAACTAATAGGATTAATACCGTCGCTAAAAAAAGTTTATATGACCGGTGGTGAACCAACTTTAATCGAAAACAACTATCGATTTATGCAGGAATGTATAGCAGCTAATATGCAAGATACTATTGAATTATTTTTCAATATCAATTGTACCAATGTTACAGATAAATTTATCAATCTTATATCACAATTCAAAACAGTTAAGATAAATGCTAGCTTAGATGGTTTTGGTCCTATGAATGACTATATACGATTTCCAAGTAAGTGGGACAGAGTTAGCAAAAATTTTGAAAGATTAGTAGAATTACCACACGTGATAGCAAATGTTACACCAGTTGTACAAGTTTATAATGCATTGGATTGCGTTAATATGCTTTATTATGTTGATATGGTTTCGCAAAAATATAATCGAGATGTTGGACTTGATTTTTTAATAAATCGACACCCGCATCATTTAGACGTAACTATATTACCAAATTCGTTGAGAGTTGAATCTGCACAATTGCTGCGCCAATACAAGGCTAGCAGTAATAGATACAATGAAAATTGGTTGATAAAAAACAGTGTTGATAGCATAATTAACTTAATGGAATCTCCTAGGCATAATGATTACGATAGACTACTAAAAGTGTTTTATACCATGACTATTACTCAAGATGAAAAACGATCGCAATCATTTAAAGATGTATGTCCAGCAATATATGGAGCAATTAAAGATGAAGTCTGACTCTCCTTTTTGTATTCTCCCGTGGATACATGCTGCTACTTACACTGATGGTTCAGCATTGCTATGCTGTGTTGCTCATAATAGCAGACAGTTGAATTTAAACAGGATGAGTTGGGATGAGATATGGAATAGTGAGCATTTTCGCAATGCTAGACTATCTATGATTGACGGTAAAAAATTTCGAGCTTGTACAAATTGTTATAAGGAAGAAGATGCTGGTATACGCAGTCACAGAGAAAATGAAAACAATCTTTGGAAGCGTAAACTAGGAGAAGAATATCTAGATCAACTTGTTTCTAATACAAAATCAGATGGTAGCATTGACACTGATATTATAACAGTTGATTTTAGATTAGGAAATACTTGTAATTTGCAATGTATCATGTGCCGACCTCAAGATAGCAGCAAGTGGCTTAATCATGCTAAGGTTATGGCAAACGAATTAACAACTGATGCTAAGTATGATTGGAAAGTTAAAGCTGATATTGCAATAGATGACTTTGATTGGTATAAAAATACTGAATTTTGGGAAAGTTTTTACGAATCATGTGGTAATATACGTCATATAATATTTGGCGGCGGTGAGCCGCTGTTAATTAAAGAACATATGACCTTAATACAACAATTGGTTGCACGCGGTTACAGTAAAAACATTGAAATACGTTACCACACAAATGGTACAATTTTATCTGAAGAAATGATTGAATTATGGTCTCATTTTAAACTTGTGGAAATTATGATCAGTATAGACGGATACAACGATATAAACTCATTCATACGACATCCAGCTGACTGGAAAACTATAGAAAAAAATCTACAACGGTACGACAATACGCCTAGCAATATTGATCCAAAAATACTTTGCACTGTACAGGCATTAAACATTGAGTGGTTGCCAGAGTTTGCTGATTGGCTAATATCACAGAACTATAAAAAGATAAGTCATAAGCATCATAGTGGTGTGTTCCATCCTGGTATTTTACATTGGCCCCAATATTATTGTACCAAGGTACTATCAAAATCTGACAAGGATAGGATTACAGAAAAGTTACTTGCATATGCAGACACCCATGCTGATAATATTGCTATACAGAAATTTAGAAATCTTATAGATTTTATGAATGCCGAAGATTGGTCTCATTTATTACCTCAAACATTTGAAGTAACGCAAAAAATAGAAACTATGCGAGGGATAAAATATTCTAGTAAATTGATGCAATAATCTTATTGTATATTTAATATGAAAAACATAATGTAATTAAGTACAAACTGATACAGACTTTTTAAAAATTAATGTGAGATAAAATAATGGTTATAAATTATAACAAGCTAATACAAGTAACTTGCAAAAATAGTCAAACTAACGAAATAGGTAGAATGTTTTTTAGACCCCTTAATCATGATGTTGCTGATAGATGGTTAGAGTTAGTTGTTAAAAGTTATTCAAATAATTTAAGTATCACTCAAAATTATCGAAAGATACCATCTAATCAGGAAATTTTAAATGAGTTTAACGAATTCAAAGAAAATATCGAGAGAATAAATTCGCAGTATGACAGAGTTTTAACTGAATTGCGCGATATTGAATGGCTTAGAGAAAATCCAACAGTGTTAAATGATCTGCACGAAGAATATGAAATATATGGCGATCGTTTAGAAGAACTTTTATTACTTGGCTATTTTCATAATGCTGTTATTCGATCAGAGTGGAATAGAAAAAATAATCCAACAGCTACTTTATCGCATACTATAGCTAATCCTGATAGTTGGCCTGGAGAAGTTCAGAATATGGACGTACACAATCGTATGCTGAGATTAAACGAACAGATACATAATTTTGAAATTATACTTAAGAGATGGGACAATTTAGATAGTGTTCTTTGTAGTTGTTTAGTAGATTACATACCTACTGGATTACACGAAAATCTTGAACACGAAGATTATTTTTTGTTCACATCTGAATTAAAATGGGGATACATTTATCTAGGCTATAATACGCTTGGTAAACATTGGATGAGTACATGGGTAGACAATGATATAGAAGTTGCAAATAGAAATGCTGTTAGACCCCAAAAAAGATTTGCAGCTGAATTTTATATGCATTTTCGTGTTGATAATATCATGGGTTTAGATCAAATCAAATTTTATAAATGGTTTAAAGCACACGGGCTTCATAAGAAGTATGATATAACACGATCGGATCAGATGGCATTTGGATTTATTCCTCTAGCAATAATTGTTGGTTGTGAAACTGATACCTTGCAACAAATTGATATTCGAGAAATTGATAATAATTACCAGCAAAATTGGAATAAAAATGTTTGGAGTAAGTATGATACCGTAATAGATGTGAAGATATTAGATAAATGATCAAACCTTTTAAAGCTATTAAAAATATTGGTCCAATGGAAATAACGTGGATAGTAAATCAATCTTGTCCTTTTCATTGTTGGTATTGCCCAGATTCGGTGCATCGCGGTGTTAACCGTGCATACGACTGGGAAGATTGTGATAAATTCTTAGATACTGTGTTTGCCAAATATCCATATGCACATATCAGTCTATCCGGCGGCGAACCAACAGTATGGCCATATTTTATCAAAATGGTTGATAAAGTATACAGCGAAGATAGACGTGTTAGTATTGGTGTTAATTCTAATATCATGCGTACAACTGATTGGTGGGACCGTGTGGTAGATAAATTGGCATATATTGCTGCTAGCTATCATCCTAGCGTAGTAGTAGATCCTCAAGAAAGACAGGAATGGTTTGAAAAGGTAGAATGGCTAAACAATAGAACACATGTTGCTGTTCGAATAATGATGGATCCAAAACATTGGGACCATTGTTTAGATTTATACGATAGTTTTAAAAAGAAAAATTCTCGATCAGTTTTTATTGAACCGGTTAGATTGTTGAATTATTTCGACGGAATGGATTCTGTCAAATATGATATGGATTACACGCCTGAGCAAGAACAAATATTATCATCGCTAGACACTCTAGTTACAACGCAGCATAGACCTAATAAAGTTACTGCTAGACCATATAATCAACACAATACTATTATACTTGAAGATGACACTGAAGAAGATTTACCGCATATTGCCCCGTTAGTGCTAAACAAACAAAACAAATTTAATGGTTGGTTGTGTAACATGGGTTTAGAAAGCTTGTTTATAAATGAGCACGGAGTAATAAAACGCGGAAACTGTACAGAAGGCCCGCTAATGGGTCAAATAAGTAAACACGATACAATAGAGTGGCCTGATCAACCATGGTTATGTGGATTAGATCAATGCCATTGTTTTACAGATATAAAGTTGACAAAATGGAAAAATACCCAGAAGATCTCTTAAACTTTTATAAATTGCATTCTGTGCATTCATATACCGCTACCAGGCCTTTATACGAATGCTGGAAAGACAGTGAATGTAGTCATTATGAAATTGATTTTCAAGTTGACACTGCTGCTATGCTGGTCGAGTGTCAGCAGATTGATCATTTATTTGTAAATCATAGGCCAGTTGATGTAATTGGCGGTTATAGTCATAAAGGATGGCAGAGTATAACTCTACATGGTCTAGCACCTAATAAAACTGAACATTACACTAGATATGGTTTTACAACTTTAGAAGAAGCTAATTATCATTGGACTGAAATATGTGAACAAGTACCAATCTTGTCAAACTTTCTCAAATCGTTACCATACGATATGTTTGATCGAGTTCGGATAATGAAATTAGCGCCTCAAGGTTATATTATGCCGCATACAGATGGTGCAAGTCGTATGTTTGGTCCATTAAATTTTGCAATTAATAATCCAACTGGTTGCGATTTTGTTTTTGAAAATAAGGGGATAGTGCCGTTTCGCGCAGGTGTTGGTATGGTATTAGATGTTGGCCGCCGGCATATGGTAATAAACAACAGTGATGAATATAGATATCATGTCATAGTACATGGACACACATCTAATAATTTTAATAGGTTGTAAAAGATGAATAAAGTATACACTGATACTCCATTACAAGGTAGCACAGTATTATTTGCAGTCGTCGACCAAGCTAAAGTTAAATCGCGTCATGCTGAATTATTTCAACGCATGTTTGGCATAACTTGGTTTTATACTCATAGATTAGCTGACACTATACATGCTGATGTGAAATTTTTTGATAATATTGATTTAGCATTATCTGGGTCGGAAGGGTATGATCTAGTGCTGATACAATCTGTTGGTAATCATATCCACGACAATGATATACTTGGATTACTGGATCAATATATAACAGCGCACCCAGATTTTTTCTTAGTTGGATTTACACTTGACTGGCAAGGGACTGATTGGTTAGAATTACACCATCAAATGATATTGATTAATCGTAACGTTTGGGCGGATATTGGCAGCCCAATTTATGGCAATTGGGAAACTAAAACCGAGTTGTTGCCAAATTACAGCAGATCAATAGAAAATTTCCATGATCATTATACCCCTTATTGGATAAAAGGTGAGACTGGTTTGAGTGAAATGCAGCGTACAAAACAAGGGTGGAATATTATAAAAACTGCATTGTTGAATGAAATAAAAATTGATAACTTCTCACAGGCTATGCGCGATTGTAGATTATATCTCTACCCAGAGTCACGTAGTGAGGACTTCTATGATTGTATAACTAATAATACAATAGATCCTACGCTCAATCCTAACCAAGTGAGATGGCTTAAAAAGAAAACATTTAAACCTGATATTTGGATTTTTAATAGCGAACGATATCAATTTGATATCCCTGTGTGTAATATTGACACATATATGGGACCAGCTAGTGGATTTAAATATCTAGCAATATTAAACGAATCGCCAAATGTTGATTTTGTGTTTTACGATTTCCATCCAAAGTCGTTAGAATGGATCGAAACTATGAAGAAAGAATGGGATGGCAATAATCTTATTGATTACATGGCTCGCAAATCTGAATTTGCACCTATGTTCAAATATATAAATAATTCTTTAGAAGAAAATCTTTCTATGATGTTTGATGATTTTGGTTCAGAAGACAATTTTAAACAATTATGGAATAGATTTCGTGTAAGTAACGCAAAATTTTTACAGATAAATCTTTTTAGCGCAGTTAGCGCGCAATCCTTACTTGATCGTGCGGTCGGTAAAACTTTTCTATATTACAGTAATATTTTTTCTACCGACTTTACAATTCGCAATTACGATTTAGATTACGTTCGCAATAAACACGAGGATTTTTTATCGATGGCTACTAATGTTGAAGATATTGTCTTACGTGGTACAGATTATTTGAATCGATGGACGACAACTACTAATAGTTGTATTTGATAAATCAAAACATCTAAGCGATCATTTAAATTTTTAATTATTGCTGTTTATTGCAAAATTGCATTGTATGACAAGTTGAAATAATAATAATGAACATGGACAGCAAATCTGTATTAATAATAGGAGGCAATGGATACATAGGATCACGACTTATGTATGAGTTGTCTGCAGAATATGATATCACATCTATTGATATAGGGTGGTATGGTTTAGAGTCTAATATTTCAATAGATTATCGAGACCTAACAAGTACATGGTTATCAAAATTTGAATTTGTAATATTGCTAGCAGGACATAGTTCTGTAAACATGTGCAATGGAGAATTATCAGCAAGTTGGCAAAATAATGTTAATAATTTTATTGATTTAATTGGCAAACTGACCAATGATCAAGTACTGATATATGCCAGTACAGGTAGCGTATATAACTCGTTAAGTAAATTAAACAATGAAGAATCTACACTTAGACTTAATCCTGCTAATAATTATGATTTAACAAAATATGTCCTCGATATTAATGCACAGAATTTCATACACGCTGGAAAGAAGATTATTGGATTTAGATTTGGCACTGTTAACGGATGGAGCCCTCATATTAGAGATGATCTAATGATCAATTCTATGGTCAAACGATCTATCGATAGCGGTAATATAAATTTGAATAATCTAACAATAATGCGGCCAATACTTGGAATCTATGACATTATTAGAGCAGTTGATGCTGTTATTAAAGATCCAAAACCAGGAATTTACAATTTAGCTAGTTTTTGTAATACAGTTGAACATATTGGCAATAGTGTTGCTAATATATTATCATCTACAATACATTTGTTACCAGATACCAGCGGCACTTATAATTTTGAGATGGATACTACTAAATTTCAAAAAATATATAAATTTGAGTTTAAAGAAACATTAGAATCTATTGTACTAGAGTTAATAGATAATTCTAAAATGACTAGATTTTCAAATAGGAATCAATTTATCAACTATGTGTGATATTATACAAAATATGGTTTGTTTAGCCTGCGGCAGCGATAATCTTCTCAGCGCGTTAGACTTAGGCGAACAACCACTAGCCAACAGTTATCCATACACACCAACACAGCAAGAAAATAGATATCCACTTGCTGTAAACTTGTGTAATAACTGTTACCACTTACAATTGACACACACAGTGAATCCGTCTATCCTTTTTAAGGATTATATCTATGTGAGCGGTACTAGTACAACGCTTAAAGCCTATAGTGATTGGTTTGCAGCATATGTAGACGAAACAATATCTAAAAAACACAACAGAATATTAGATATTGGATGCAATGATGGTTCTCAACTTGATTCTTTTAAAGATTTTGGATACGATACCTGGGGGGTCGATCCTGCGGAGAATATATATCCGCTAAGTTCAAAAAATCACTCAATTGTGTGTGATTTTTTTGGAAGTAGCAGTCTTAACAAATTGAATGTAGGATTTGATGCTATTTGTGGACAAAACGTACTTGGACACAATTATAATCCACTTGCTTTCCTTGAAACGTGTAAACAATTAATGGATGATAAAACATTTTTATTCATTCAAACCAGTCAAGCTGATATGGTGCTTAACAATGAGTTTGATACTATATATCATGAACATATTAGTTATTTCAATATCAATAGTATGAATTGCCTAGCAAATAGAGCAGGTTTAAATCTCATAGATGCTATAAAAGTACCAATACATGGTAATAGTTATGTATTTGTTTTTAGCAAAACTGTTAAGAAAAAGTATAACATTATCAATAAGATTGCAATGGAAAAACCTCTAACGCAACTAGCGACCTACCAAGTGTGGGAAATGAATGTCAAGACGAATATGCAAAATCTTAAAAACACTGTTGATAGCTATCACAATCAAGGGTATGCTATTGTTGGATACGGTGCAGCAGCAAAAGGTAATACTCTTTTAAACTATATCGATCTTAAAATGGATGTAATATTAGATGATAATCAGCTTAAACACAATCGATACACTCCTGGTACAATGATACCTATACGACCTCCCGAATTTCTAAATAATTACACAATAAACTCAAAAATATTGTTTGTGCCATTGGCTTGGAATTTTTTTGATGAGATATCGGCACGAATCAAAAAAATTAGAAATCAACCGCATGATGTTTTTTTAAAATACTTTCCAACAGTGGAGATAATAGATGTATAAATTCCCTCTTATTGAACTTATAGATAGATATTGCATTGCATGCTTAAAGTACGAAAAACTTGGAAATAACCAACCTGAAGTGGATTTTTACACAGAGCAATTAAAAGAATTTAATTTTGATTTAATAAAGGACGAACTAGTTGAATTAACTGATATACATCGACGTGTATGGGAAATGGAAGACGATTTCAAGAAGTATACTGTTGAACACAAGTATAGCCTTGAAGAAGTTGGGCGCAGGGCAATAGCTGTAAGAAATGTCAACGGCGAACGTTATATTCTTAAAAACAAAATTGCTGAAAAAATGCAAGACCCAATTAGGGAAATGAAACAATACGGCTAAGTTAAAAATTTTAAATCAAAATAATAACTCTGTACAGTACAGTTTTTATATTGATGCCCAAAATTTGTTGTGATCTTTTTCAAGAAAAAGTTTTCTGTTGTATTTCAACACTTCAACAATTTGTGGCATTTTAGCTATAAATTCTGCTTTGCCGCTGTCACCGCAGTATCGTTTTATTTGGTTGCATATAAACACGATCTTATCAATTCCTAAATTCATATCATCGTAACTTTCGTCGAAAAGCATGTCAAAAGTTTTGTAACCTAATTCGTGTAGTTCTTTCAGTAAACCTTTGGCACCAATGATGATGAATGGGTGGGTATAAAAGAACAGCTTATAAGTTTTCTCGGATAATCCGCCTGTTTCTGTTACGACACTAAAATATGTGTCTCGCAAATTTTTAGAATCTATAAATGCAGCGGCAGTTACAAGATTATCTTTATATAAAGATTCAAATTTATCGTCGTTAGGCAAATCTTTGCTATTAATGTCTGGATTTGCAACAATATATTGCAACAATGTCTGGTTGTCTTCTGAATTAGATGCTAACAATTGTCTACCTATAGAGTCTGATTGATATTCATTCCATGACGTTGGCTTTTTAAAGCTATACAATGCTGAATCTAATATTCCTAGCATTTCTATACATTTATATGTAAAATATCTATGAGATCTTAAATTATGATTTAGATACAAAAAACTAAACGGCTTATTAAAATGCTGATGTGTATTAGAAAGTGTAGAGTTAATCTCATCTTCATTGTATAATTGGTGCGGGGTCTCGTTGGCTGCATAGAAGCTAAATGTAGAACTTTGCAAGTAAGATTCTAAATAATTTCCATTAATTGGATATAGATGCGGTAACATGAATCTTTCCCACATTTTTGATCCAACTATCTTAGGTGCTCCAACACCTGGTTGACAAGTGTATTCAGGCGGTATGTAGGCATGTTGGTACTCTGCACCTGGTAGAAATTCGTTACTTAGTAACGCTCTGTGAGAGTTGATTAAAACTTCTGCAGCATCTATTATTATAACAATATTTGACCAGTTGAATATGCCAACTCGTGCGCAAGCATACCTTAAATTCTTTTCAAATGCCGATTGATTGGTTGTTACTGGATACGAAAATGGCGTGCCAATTACCAATGTTAACAAGTTGTTGTTTATAAGACTGACTATCTTATTGGTTAAGTAAAGTATTGGCCATGCAGATTCTAAATCATCTGGTCTAGTTTGAATGTAATATATATTCTTTGCTGCATCTTCTGTAAGAATGTTGTCAATATTTTGGTCAGTAGTTTTGACAAATCTAACACAATAATCTGATATAATATCATTATTAACTGTAAGAGTGCGTTCAATAGTTGGATTGTAAAAAAAATCATAGTTGGCCGCCGGAGCACTTTCAAAATTTTTAGCCTTAAAAATTGGCACTATATTGTAGTTTGGGTGCCCGTTGGTAAAATTATCAAACAAAAAATTAATATACATGTATGTTCAAAATCCTTGATGCTATGCGTTATTTATCTATTAAAGCATATGTTTATACTATTTGATACAATTGTCATCGTAGTATTAGCTTTAGCAGATATGATACTAAGTTTACGAAATTTGTATTATCATGCCGGTGTTAATCTAGCATTTAGATATTTAAAATACGGTTTTTTGTTGAAAATAAAACAAAACCAACCGTAAAATGCAATAAGTAACAGAGTCACTATAAGGAGGACATTAACATGGCTACACATGACGAAATTGTTGAGCAGTTCAACGCATATCTTGCTGAAAATACTAAGTTTGAAGTTAAGGGGGTTAAGGCAGCAGCAGCTCGAGCTCGTAAAGCACTTGGAGAACTTGGTAAGTTGGCAAAGTCTCGGCGTGCCGAAATTCAAGAGAGCAAGAATACTGCTAGCTCATAATTTGTAAATTCTGCGCTTGACAAAAAACACCTAGACTGTATAATCACACAGTCTAGGTTTTTTATTGACTTAAAGGATAGTATTATGTCTGACATATGGGTTATTTCTGATACGCATTTTGGACACTCTAACATATTAAAATTTACAGATACCAATGGTAATCTCATACGAGGTGCTAAATTTTCATCTCTTGAGGAGATGGATGAGCATATGATCGATCAATGGAACAGCACGGTTAAAGATGGTGATAAAGTATATCATTTGGGTGATGTATATTTTGGTCTAGGACATCAAGTGTTACATCGCTTAAAAGGTCAAAAGCGTCTCATTTTAGGCAACCATGACAACGGTAAAGATCAAAAGCTAGCACAGCATTTTAGCAAAGTACAAGTCTGGCGGGTATTTCCAGAATTTAATATGTTACTGACTCATGTACCTGTTCATCCAAATAGTCTAGAATATCGAGTAGAATGGAATGTACACGGGCATTTGCATCAACATTTAGTAGATGACAACCGATATTTTAATGTGTCTGTTGAACAGATCTCATACACTCCTATTCATATTGAAGACATTAGATCCAAAATGCAGTCTAGATTTTAAGTTGATATATAATATAGTCAAAATAACTATTGACATTTTAGCATGCAGCACTATTTTGATCAATTACAACATTAGGAGACTTATACGTGACATTAACTACACCTAAATCTCGTACAACTAAACAAAATGAAGGTTATCAAGACCCAATAAAGCTGTATTTGCGAGATGTTGGTAAAGCTCCATTGCTAACTCACAAACAAGAAATTGAAATCAGTCAAACCATTGAAACAGCTAAACAGGCTATTACTGATCGCTTGCTGGGAATTCCGCTTACTATATCAACAGTTACGTCTTGGATTGACGCTGCTATGATAAATGGTCAAGACGCTGTTGAAGTATTTGACATTGAGCTTGATTCTAACGACGATGTAGGCCCTGCATTCTTATCTCAACTCACAAAAATCAAATTATTGTGTGAAAGTTATCAACAAGATCGTACTAATGAGGTTGTTCGAGCGCAATTAGTTGAGCAATTTAACGAACTGTCTCTTAATCCAGCAAGCTTGTCTCATCTTATGGAACAGGTTATTGCATTTAACAAGCAAGTGGTTAGTATTGATGGTGAAGTGCTCCGTCTAGCAGAAAGTTGCGGTATTAAGCGCGAAGATTGGATGGCGAAATATCTTTCTACAGATGGGCTTGATTGGATTTATACTAATGATGTACCAAGTTATCTAAATCTTAGAGAAAAACATGGTGCGAAGATAGAACAACTCAATCAAAAAATTATCGATATTAGTCAACAAACTGGTATGAGTTTGCGAGATCTACGCAACACAGTTAGGGATCTGCGTTCCCAAGCTAAAATAAAAGAAGAATCTATCCAAAAGATGGTTACTAGTAACTTGCGTCTAGTAGTTAGTGTGGCCAAACGATATAACCAAAATAATCCAACTACTTTGCTAGATCTAGTACAAGAAGGTAACATTGGTCTTATTAAAGCAGTTGAAAAGTTCAAATGGCGTCTAGGTTATCGATTTAGTACCTATGCTACTTGGTGGATTCGTCAAGCTATTATCAAAGCAACAACTGAACACAGCAAGACTATTCGGGTGCCAAGCCATGTACTTGATGCAATTAAAAAAATAACAAAAGTAATTAAAGATCACGTTGCTGCTCATGGTCATGAACCAACAGAGGGAGAAATTGGTAATATTCTTGAAATGGATCCTCAAAAGGTTAGACGTATGATGCAAGTGGCTAGAGATCCAGTAAGCCTCCAAACACCTGTTGGAGATGATGAGGATAATAGCCTTGGTTCGTATATTGAAGATGAAAATGTTGTAGATGCAATTGAAAAGATAAATGATGAAGATATCACACGTATAATTTCAAATGCCTTAGGTACCCTTAACAGTCGAGAAGAACGTGTTATCCGCATGCGATTTGGCATTGGTACTATGGACGAGCATACTCTAGAAGAAATTGGCAAGCGATTTAATGTAACTCGCGAGCGCGTACGGCAGATCGAAGCTAAAGCACTTGCTCATCTTACACGTCCGGACAAACTAAAAGAATTAGAAACCGCTTTAGAAAATTAACTGGTAATATTATTTTGCAAGACTAACTTTAAAGAATTTGTTATAAAGTTAGTCTTGCAATTTATTGCAATAGTACAATTTTTAATTGAAATATTTACGGTCTCTAACACAGATCATCGCGATTTACTTCTATGCGCCTATACGATCATTAATCACATTCCAATCTATGATCCGCCAAATAGTTTTCATATAATTTTTACGTAACTCAAACGGATTATAAGAGTGTTCCCATAGATCTATTGGCATAACAACATCAGATTTCCAGCTTTGATTTTTCAGGGTTTTAATGCTGCCATCTTTGGCCATATAACACCACCCGCTGCCTTGGAACGTTAATGCAGTTTCTATAAATGCATCCTTAAATTCGTCCCAACTGCCGTGTACTTTCTCAATCAATTCTCTAGATGCACCTTTTGGTATATTATTAACTTTTGGCTTCATTAACTGCGGCCACCACAAATTGTGCAGTAAAGCTCCGGCTCGATTAAATTCTGGGTCTCCTTCGCCGCTGTTATAACGGTCAACATATCCTTTGCTCAAAACCTTATAATGAAACTCAACGACTTTGCGTTCCATAACAGGTTCTAAGGCGTCTACTGCATACGGCAAATCTACAAGTGATAATTTATCTTTAGCTTCGGTTAATGTATGTAATCTCATACAGTTATTTACCATAATTTGATGTTAATCTTGACCACTTATACCATGTGTCCGCATAATAAGAAAAACTGACTTAAAGGAGATTGGCATGGGGCGACCAAGTATTGTTGAAAAGAACAGAGTGTATGTCGAATGTACTGATGCACATCGCCGTGTCAAAGCTTGGATTATAAAACAAGACGAAAAAACCATCAAAGTAGAATTACCTACAGGGTTAATTATGGAACTTGAGAAACGGCATCGTAGAGGTGTATATCGTTTTCAAGCAGGCATGCTCGAATTTATCAGTGATGGTAAACCAGTTGTTTAAATTGTTGTAGGATTCACAGTACCGTTAAAAATAAAATTACTTGTACCATTTTGACTGGCAACATATATTGAATCGCCAGAATTTAAATATATTTGTTGTAGATATAGACTTTGGCCATGGTATATTACGGTGTTATATGCGATATAACTAGTTGATGATATGGGTTGCGTGTTTGGTACCAGTGCAACTTTTACTGAATCACTATTATCACTCTGATTCATGCAAAAAATAGTGCCAGTAGCTGTTTGATCAACCGGAGTTTGATAGAGTAAACTTATGGTAGTCGCCACCGGAAACAGCTCTGCTAATATTGGATCATCTAACATGCACGATATTTATCAATTATAGCTGGTCTCAATTAATCCAAATTCGCAAGTGCCAATATGTTTAATTTTTTGACTAATAATAGTGTCTATCATTACAGGAAATCCAGCGTTTTTCACTAGAGAGCAAAAATAAAAATCTTCACCTATGAAATCATTATATTCGTCTACCCAAGACACTTCAAACCAAGGTTTTTCAATATGTGAAAAGATACTAGTTTTGGTTAGCATGCAGCCCATACCTACACCTTCAACGGCTTGTAAGCGTGGGACTATGTTTGTTGGATTGATATAACTGTCCCAATCGCCAATATTAGTATAGGCAACTCCTTTTAAAGGAGTTGACCTAGTTGAATAGTTACATGCTACCACTTCAACGTTATGAGATAATAAAACTTCGGCAATTGTTGGTGGAAATGTCATGTCAGTGTCTAGCCATAATATGTGGGTAGACTCCGCCTCAATTGCAGTAGATGCAAGCTGTTGACGTTGGCGCGAAATAAGACTGCCAGTTTGCATAAACAGCTCTATATGAAGCTTTATTTTATTACAATATTGTACCAATTTGACAAGATTGTAAGTAAAAACAGCATGTAACTGTTCTCTACATGGAATACAAATAGCTAACTTGGTATTTTGAATGGGCTGGGTTATTTTCATTTACATTAACCTTGATGAATACCGTTTACATCATTATTCATTGAATTTTCTACAGATTGTGTAGTTGAGTTAACAAGTGTAGTATATTTTGTACAAATACGCACTGCCTCTTCGAAGTCTTCAATTGGTAAATTAACCATTTCAGCTATGGTGTCTGTAACAGTGCGATTGAGCGATAGTACTTCTAATGCAGCTCTTTTTCCTATTACATGCGCCCAGTAGTGCGGCTCTTCAGCTTCATAATTCTTTAATATGTCAACACGTTCTTTTTCAGAAATAGATTCGTACCAATTGCATAACCGATTTAATTTTTGGGTGGTTACTGTTAATTCGCGATGCAGTGAGGCCGCATTTGTTGAATGGTGTGCAAATTCAAATTCAAGACTTATTTTTGTTGCGTGTAGTTTTTCAATTTCCAGCATAACTGCAACAAGCTGCCTAGATTTAGTAGGAAACGTTTCTAGGAAAAAATTATCAAATTCGTATTGACTCTGCGCAACAGGTATATTATCTAATTCATTAATGATTGCAGAAATGTCCATAGTTGCTAATCCCTTTACTTATTATATTAAATTAGCAGCTTTTTGAAATCAAATTTAGCCACCTTGATAGTTATAAGGACCAGTTCTACCACCAAATGTTGACGAAAGTGTAATTGAACCAGATACTATTCCAATTTTACTACCTAGAGTAGCTCTTAAACCTATATTAGTACCAGCAGCAGGCACACCGCCACTGGGAACATAATAAGCATTATATACAGCTCCCATGAGAATTGTTGAACCTGTATTTGGTATTGCAGTGACCATGGTATATTTATTACTTTTAGATCACATCTTCCATTTGTTAGCCAACCATTGTTTGAAACTGCCGATAGTTATAACGGAATTACCCATAGCAAATGGTTTATTTTGCGCAGCTATTTGAGTAGCTGCGACTTCTTTGGTCACAGTTCCGTCGGCTTTTGGCGAGCCTAAAACCCAATCGTCTGGTTTGCCACATGCAAGAGGGTATAAATTAACCAAATATAAATCAGCCATGCTTGGCGTAGCAGGGAGATATCGCCTACATTCTAAGAAGTATTTTGCCGTTGGTCCTGTTATCTGCTCTGTTGCTGACATTAATTTTATCTGATCTACAGTATATCCCAAGCCTTGTGCTGTCTTTGGCATTATTTGATTTAACCCAGTTGCACCTATAGAGTTTTGTATATGAGGGTTCAAATTACTTTCAATTTGAAAAACAATTACCATGTTATCGGCTGGCACATTAATTTGTTGACAAAGACGATTCAAACCTGTTATGAATGCAGGATCTGTTATACCATGATTAGCAAGTGTTGTTATGCCGCCAGCGGATAACTCTGAATATCCGGTGCCAACTCCTGGATTTGCACCTGGTCCTAATGCTCCTTCATTTACTGGCACAGTACTATTATTTGTAGACTGATCTCCCACTGGAGAAATTGGTGTTGAAGCAGATGTTGTTGTGTTAGGTGTCCCACCGCCTTCCCAGTTACCAGTTGCAATCGCACCTGGATTTCCTGGGCCTATGGCAATTGATGCTACAGATTCTTGAGCTGGTTCTACAGCTAATGTTGCTGTGGCCGGCACAGGTACCTGTCGATAATCAATAAGTTCCATTTTTGTTTTGATGCCATCTGGCGTAGTAACATACAACCCGGGACCTTGATCTGATCCAGCTTCAATAATCCAATCTCCTAATATAATTTTACTAGCTGTAATGATAGCCCCGCTGCCGCCGGGTCCTCCAAAGTTTTTTGCTTGGACCTGATTTGCGTTAATGTTGTTAGCGGTTACTGTATTAAAATTGCCGTTGTTCATTTTAGGCCTTAAAACTGTTGGCAATATTTATAGGTAAATTAGAACAATTCAGGATGCAATTTGCCATATTTACGCATTATTTGTCCGGCAACAGCATTTGCCTCATTCTCTTGATCGCTACCAGTAATTCCTGAATTAGCAGTAAGCTCGCCTGCTAAATCTTGTCGATAGTGTACCATTTCGTGACATAAACTACGTAAAACATCTAAAATGTGCCGGTGTCCTGCATACAACATTATTTGTCCCACACCTGGACGGTATGCAGCAAAGCTGTTATAAGGCGAATTTGAAATTGGTTTAGTAGTGAGTTTGATTTTAGGAACTGATGGTAATTCTAGTTCTATACATGCAAATCGTATGAAGTCTACTAATGTTTGAGCAGGATCATCGCCATAAATGAGTTCCATCATTTTCATAGAGATATTTACCTAATCTTACAGTCTTGACAGACATTTCTAATTGTGCTAGATTTAGGTATATGTTATTGGGATGAAAATTGCATGTTATTGAAAATCATAATGATTATATTGATTGCGTATACGGTTCAAATGCTCGTTACGCAAATTGAAATTGGTGCATATGGGTCGTCTGGAATTTTGGTATTATTTGGTGCGAGTCTTACAACGTTATACGGAAAAATAAAATGATGAGTTGAGGTTGTTCAACTCATCATATTTTTAATCCGCAGTCCTTTTTGTCTTGCGAGGCTTGCGGACTTTTTTAACCGCAGTTTCTGTTGCTGCTGGCACTGTGTTTACGTTGTTGGGCACTTGGTCGGCAACCTTTTTGCTTGACTTTTCAACTGGAGCAACTACATCGCTTAAGTCAGTTAGCACAGAGGTAGACACAACTTTCACGTCTTCTTCGACGGTGTGTACAGCTTTTGATATAAATCCAAAGTATTCTAAAAATTTCTTGAACATGAAAAGTTCTCCTTTAACAACTACTATATATCATTTTTAATTGGTTCTTTTAATACCTGCAAACCAAGATTTTTGGTTAACATCATTGACAGTTTTATTTAAGGAGCATACAATGGTGATGTAACAAAGGGATATAGTGTCCCAAAACAGCACGGAGAAAACAATGACAAAGACTTCTACTAACGCAAAGACTCGTTTGCTTACTTATCTCAGCAAGAACGATACTACTCTATCGGTTGCGCAAGCACGGTCTCGGTTTAAGATTGCCAATCCAACTGCTCGCATTGCTGATTTACGCAAGGACGGTTATAACATTGTAACCGAAATGCGCGCAGGCCGAGATGGCATTGACCGCGCAGTTTATAAGCTGGTTCCTCGCAAGACTGTTCGCAAGGCAGTGCGTTCAACCGCTCGCGCATAATATCTAGATATATGTAGACGAGCCAAATGCCCAAGATTTTTATCTTGGGCATTTTTTTGGAGATGTTTTATGAAAAATGGATATTCTAGATGGATTACAAATTGTAGTACTAACGATGCGTTTGGATATCTAATGAAATATTGTAATGAAAATCCAGAAAAACAATATTATATTGATAGGCCAGCTGCTAGCCCCCCTATGACATTCTACTTATGGCGCGGAGATAAATCAGCACCGTTTGTATCTAACGGGTTTTCTGTAGAAGAATTAGAAGAAATGGACAGTCGCGGCATTTATGAATGGATAGAATTAAACAACTAATATAAATAACCTGATTTTAAACCAGCATTAGGAGGTTTGATATGAAGTGCAACGACTGGATTCATAATTTTCTACGAGATGAAATTGAGACTATTGTTCTAGCTTTAAATCGTCGTAATGTAGACGAAGTTACTGCGCTGTTGGTGAATCGGTTAAATGAAAAACGTCTAACAATGGTGCCCACATTTCTCAGTGACGAAATGTACGATGCGCAACGTAAGTTAGATACCGATTTATCTTATAGAGATGCTAGCCAACTGTATATCACAGCCTTAGATAATTTTGCTGATCGAAAATCTACCAGGAAAGAAGTTTCAACAGAAACAAATGGCGGTTTCTGGTAATCTCTTGACATAGCCGCGTTATATGCTAATATTTAAGCATGAAAGTATTTGTATGCCAGCGAAGTGCAGTATCTCGAAAGACCAGTCAAGTTGATGCAACACATGTTCTCAGCCTGCTGGACCCTGGCAAGCAGCCATTTCTTCATCCTAAAACCGATCGAAAGAATTGGCTGCTGCTGCATTTTGAAGACAATCTCAATGAAACTGATGCAAATAGCCCAACCCGAGCGCATGTTGCTAAAATTTTAGAATGGGGGCAATCATTGCCTCATAACGCAGTGGTGTTGGTGCATTGTGAAGCTGGTGTAAGTCGCAGCACTGCCGCAGCGTTGGCACTGTTGGTTCAGCATCATGGAAATGATAAAATTGATGAGTGCATTCAACTTTTGTTGGAAGTCCGACCAGTTGCATGCCCAAATCCATTGATTACACTTTTTGCCGATGAGCAACTTGGATGCAACGGCGAACTACATGAAAAAGCTGAAAAAGTGGCCAATGCTAAAATAATTAAATTAATGGCTTAAATAATAGATGACAACTGACATTTATGCCATACACGGCGCGTTTTCTTCGCCAAAGATATTTAATTATCTGAAAAATAAAATTGGTATAAAATATCACTGGCATTTTTTAGATTATCAACATGAGACATCCGGTCTCAATGATATAATTAATGCTATTAAACCTCCTAGTTCTGCGCATATCGT